TGGAAGGAGAAGCAGTTCTATGAAGATCACAAGGCGTTTATAGATGCAGGGTGCGTATATAACAAGGCAACGGATAGCTGGGATTGTGGTGGAGCAAGGTGTTATTGAGGTCAGACGATGTGGGAGGGGGAACAAAGCGTTCCCCCTTTTTAATTTATGTCCTTTATCTCTTTGGAGGAAGAGAATGAGCCAATGTCCACGTTGTGGAAAAGAATACCTGGGTAGTTTTTATAAGGTAAGTTGCTCCGAGTATGTTGCAGATTGGATTTGCGCCGACTGCGAGGTGGAGGAGCTTGACGGAAAAATCGCTGCCCTCCAAGCCTCCCTCATCGATGCACAGGAGCGGGAACGGAAACTGGTGGAGAGGTTGAAAAGTTATGAATGGTCACACGAGTATCGCGGATTAATGGGATGTCCAGCATGCCATGCATTTGCATATGAGCTGAAACACAGGCCAGACTGCTGGCTCTCCGCACTGATCGAAGGGAGGGAGTGATGGCTGCATCAATCGTATTAGATCAAGAACATCTTGAACACATCGCAATGCTTCTTTCGTACTCAAAGGACATTCCGAATGATTACGGTAGGGCGATGTTTAACGAGATCACCCGCCTCCGCACTGCGCTGGAAAAGATACGTGATAATGAGAACTGTCATTTTGAATGGAGCGATGAGGTTCTAAGGCGCTTGCCGGACGTGACATTTTTTATCGTCACGGAGGCCCGCAGGCAATCGGATATCGCCCGCAAAGCACTGGAGGGGAGGGAGTGATGGTATATGGAGAACACTTAACACGTTGTTTGAAATGTGGAAAACCGTTTATTTGTGGAGATTGCATTGAAACTGTTTGTTTTGATTGCAAGCATAATACGAAACCCGTTGAGCAAGAAATCTTTGGAGAAATAAACAACCAACCAAAAACCTGCGGCACTTGTGCCGGGTTTGCACGTACCCAACATGGTTCTGGCGCATGCTGTGCGCCGTTGCCGATGTGGTGTAGTGGTCACCATTGGGTTTATGAGGATGATAACGCAGAGGAGTGCGAGGTATATGTCTGCGCAAAAACGGCAGATAAAAATCCTTAAATTCCTACACGAGAATGAATGGACGCCGCATAAGGTTGCGGACACGGATCCAGAGTACGAGTATTTCTGCCCTGCGTGTGAGGCGCATAGGTCGGTGGGACATGATCCAGAGTGCTGGATAGCGGAACTGATTAAGAAACTAGAACACTTGACTACAGATAAACTATCTACTAAAAGGAGAAATAAGTGAAAAACTTTCTACGCGAATTCTGGTATAACCTTACAGGGCACTATGCGTCCAGCGTGATGGAACCAAAGGCATATCAGACTATAGAGTACCTTAGACAGATAGGCTACACTCCTAAGATCAAAAAAGGTAAACGTAAGAAATAGGAAATTTGATAAGTTTCAGCCTGCCGATTTTTTGCCAAAAATTTGCATTTTCTTGGAGGGAAAATGGAAATTCTCAAGAAAACATTAAAAATAACATGGCTTTCTGTGGGTATCGTGATGGGAGTAGTTGTGGGTATAGGTGTTATAGCAATTGCTGGAGCATTGGGTGTGCTGCTTGCTGAAGCACTGCTTAGATTATTGAGGGTACTGTAATGACACTAGCAAAACCTCCGTTGTGTGCTGCATGTTCGTTATTCACGAAGGGCCAAGGTTATGCTCCTGGGTATGGGACTGGGGCTAACAGGGTGTTGTTGTTGGGAGAGGCACTGGGTGCAAGGGAGGCAGTAGTTGGGGTGCCGTTTGTGGGAGATGCAGGGGCACAGCTGAACAGAACTCTGCAGAGGGTTCAGAATAATAAGGATCAGTTTAGGGTGAATAATGTGGTGCATTGTAGACCTCCATCTAACTGGCTGGAAGGTGCGCCTTGGGAAGAGGATGCTATTAACAACTGCACTGTGTACTTCCATGAAGAGCTGGACAGACACCCGCCTAAGGTGATAGTGCCGATGGGAAATGTTGCCGCCAACTTTATACTTGGCAGGAAGGACCGTAAGGGCGGGATAGAGGATAGAAGAGGGTATGTTTATCCGTCTGTCATCAACACTCCAAAGGGCCAGCATACAGTGTGGGTGGTGCCTACTTACCATCCGTCATTCATTATGAGAGGGCATCAGAACTTAACAGATGTGCAGGCGATAGATATAAAGAGAGCGTTGAGGGTTAGCAAGGAGGGCTACAAAGAGGACGAGTATAGTTACATAGAACATCCTACCTCTGCGGATCTGGCAGAGTTCTTTGGGCAGTGTAGGATAGCCGCAGGGAGTGGGAAGTGGTTGATTGCTGACATTGAAACTCCTACCAGTGGTGGTGCGACAGAAGATGAGTATGGGGACATCGTTGATGCGGAGATTATTAGGATAAGTTTTAGTATTGAACCACATAAAGCTATCACTATTCCATGGACTTCGTGGGTAGTTGACTGGATCATGGCGATCCTTGGCTTACCGTGGAGCTTTGTGGTGTTCTGGAACCAGGAATTTGATGTGCCCAGACTGCAGAGTAAGGGTTGTGTGCTGGGTGGTAAGGTGTTGGACGCTATGTATATGTGGCACTTTTTGCAGTCAGACTTGCCGAAAGGGTTGGGTTATGTCTCAACGTTCTTTACAAAGTTGTCAGAGTGGAAATCCCTGTCAGAGGAGTTGCCGGAGTATTACAGTTGTAAGGACAGTGATGCCACAATCCAATGTGCAGATGCAATACGTTCCCTACTTGAGCAGCAGAACAGGTTTGGGTGGTTTGTCAAACACTACGTGGACTTACAGCCCTATGTTGATAGTATGGCGGCCAGCGGAGTATGTGTAGATCTGGTGCAGCAGGATAAGTTTCGCGGAGAGGTGCAGAAGGAGTTGGATAGGTTGGATGAAGCGGTACAGAAGGCTGTACCTACCGAAGTAAAGAAGGTTAAGTATAGGAAGAGTTACCCTAAAGAGTTTGAGTTAGGTGCAAAGGTAAGAGAGAGCGATGAACATTGGTATTGGGACTTTGACCCCAACACAGGGGAGATACTTGAGAGGCAGAAGTTCTTGTGTACGTCGTCAAAGCAGGTTCTTGAGTACATAAAGTTCAGAGGTCACCCTGTTGAGACTAACTATAAGACAGGCAAGGAAACTACTGCGGCAGATGTGATTGATAAGCTGGCGGATAAGTTTCCAGACGACCCACTTTATCCTAGGATACTGGAGGTGAGAGAGTTCAGGAAGATCATGGGGCAGTATGTGAATGGGTATGCTCCTGACCCTGATGGAAGAGTGAGGACACACTTCAATCGGAAGCCAAGTACGTGGAGGTTTAATAGTACAGATCCTAATGTGCAGAACGTAATCAAGCGTGGAGAGTTAGCGATGGAGTATAGGAAACAGTTTGTTGCGGGAACAGTGGAGGAAGTAAGTGACTAAGTGTTTATTGGTGGAGATGGATTACAAGGCTCTGGAAGCACAGCTGGTAGGGTTCTATGCGCAGGACCCTGACTACATTAGAGCTGCAAAGTTAGGGGTGCATGCGATTCTGATGTCCCATGTAATGGGGCAGCCGATTGATCTTAGCAAGTCGGACAGTGACATAAAGCCAACGCTGAAGGCAATGAAGAAGCATGACCTTGTACTGTATGATGCGTGTAAGCATGTAGTACACATGTCCAACTATCTAGGCACACCCCGTAGAATCAGGCTGGAGTTCCCAGATTACTTTTCGTCTGTGGGTGATGCCAAAGAGAAGCAGGATTTGTACTTCGCTACCATTGCAAAGAAGGTGAAACAGTGGCAGCAACGCACATTGAATGAGGCTTTCCAGAATCATTATCTGGAGACAGTGCATGGTTACCGCCACTATTTTTGGGACGTGCTGCACTATGAAGGAAAGCAGCTGGTGTGGGGGACTGATGCGAAGAGGGCAGTGGCGTTTAAGCCTCAGGCTACAGGTGCGGGAGTGTTGAGCGAGGCGTTGTTGAGAATAAAGGACATACCAGAGTTATTTTCCATGCTTAGGTGGATTGTACACGACTCTATACTTGCAGAGATTCCCAACAACAGTAAATTTATGGAGAGGGTAATGCAGCTTAAAACAGCTATGGAGTTTCCTAACCCAGAGTTAGGAGGATTAAGTATAGAAGTGGAGATTACTGTGGGAAAGTCATGGGGAGCCATGGAGGATTTAATATTATGACAATTCCAGCTACTGTTCTAAAAAAAATATAACAATGTCTTCAGAGCGTTGGCTGTGGACTGGTTATAGAGATAAGTTTTGTGGTATACATACACGAAAGACACACTGCATACATGGACATGAGTTCACAGAAGAGAACACATATCATCCTACAAAGAGACCAGAGGGTAGATATTGTAGACAATGCAAAAGAGATAAAGACAAAGCTTATTATGAAGCAAAAAAGAAAGGAGACAGTAATGCAGCAGACACCAATCTTATTTCTAGGTGATAACCCTGCGATGCAGGGAGGACTTTCCAGAATAGGCAGAGACATTGCCACAGTAGTGTCAAGGATGCCTGAGTTTAGAGTTGGGTTTCTGGGTAGAGGAGGACTGCCGACTACAAGGCTGGAGTTTATGCAGTACACGTACCCTGAGTTTGGCGGGTGGGGCGAAGAGTGGTTGCAAGATGCGTGGACGGACTTTGCTAGAGGCGAGGAAGGGATTGTGTTTACCATCTGGGACCCTTCGAGGTTGTTGTGGCTTGGAGATCCAGTTGGGATGCCGAATGAGGAATGGTTAAGGAAGCCTCCGTTTAAAAAGTGGGGATACTTTCCAATAGATCACTGCAGCTATGGAGGAAAGTTGTCTACGCTGGAGGCTGCAGCTGTTGCGGGGTATGACAGGGCGTTGGCATATGGAGAGTTTGGTGCAAAGGTGATTGAGAACTCCGTTAAGCTGGATAAGCCATGCAGTTGGATACCTCATGGAATAAACATGAGTACGTTTCAGCCAAGAGATGCGACAGGAGTTAGGTTGGGGCATGGTATTGGTGCTGACCAGATAGTTATTGGGGTAGTGATGACCAACCAGACCCGCAAGGATTGGGGACTGACGTTTGAGATCATTGCCAAACTCAAGGAAGTGCTTGGGAGTAGGCTGTATGTATGGTGCAAGACGGACTCCATTGACAGGCACTGGGATTTTAGGGCGCTGACTGCTGACTTTGGAGTTGGGGATGTGGTGCATGTTGACCTTGAGTACCTTACGGATGTTGAGATGAGTTATATGTATTCAACATGCAACTTGGTGTTGCTGCCAAGTTTGGGTGAGGGGTTTGGGTATCCTATTGTGGAGAGTATGGCGTGTGGGACTCCTTGTGTGACAGGAAGTTATGCAGGCGAGGCAGAGTTGAGTATGTTTAGGGTGTCAGCTTATGAGTTTAGGTATGAGTCAACGTATAACAGTGTCAGGCCTGTGTACAGTTCCGATGAGTGGGTGCAGAAAATCTTGGAGGTGCTTGGGAATAATCCAAACCCAGAGGACATGAGAGCACAGGTGGTGCATTTGAACTGGCCCAACCTACATACTGTGTGGGAGAGGTGGTTTAGGGAGGGACTACAATGAAGGATGGTCTCTACAGAGTGGTGACTAATTACTTGTGTGCTGGGTTTGTGGTGAAGAATGGAGAAGTTGTGGAGTATGCTCCGATTCTTAGAAAGAAGCTGGCGTACTGGAAGACAGTAGCAAGGTGGGTGTGTGAATGATAGACATCCTCATACCAAAGTTTAATCCTCAACGCCCCAGGTGTGCAGTGGATAACATGAGGATACTGGCCAATAATGCAAAGGGAAACGTGCTGGCGTTTCTGCATGATGATGTGGAGGTTTATTCTGATTATTCATGGACCAATGAGATGCTGGATAAGTGGTTTGTGGACAATCCGCGATGCGGGATGGCAGGGTTCGGAGGAGCGCTTGGGCTTGGAACCGATGACATCTACAAACGCCCATACCAGTTGCAACAGTTGGCACGCATAGACTTCATATCAAATATGGATGACGCAGAGGCACATGGGCGCAGAGTCACTGTGCCTACACAGGTGGCTGTGCTGGATGGGTTTTGTCAGATCATCAGGCGTGAGGCATATGAGGATGTAGGCGGGTGGGACGCAGTGCTGGACATGGGGATTACGTTTCACATGTACGATGCTGCGATGGCTTGTTTGTTGGCAGAGAAAGGATGGGAGGTGTGGATGCTTCCCATTCCGTGTAAGCATTATGGAGGACGCACCTCTACATCAGCAGAGTATGACCAGTGGTTAAGAAGTCTGGGCATCAATGGTGATCTGCAAATCCACCAAGAGGCGCACAAAGCTGTCTATGATAGGTTCCATAACATATTACCATTAAGAGTGAGGTAGAACTATGATGAGCCAAAGAGTAAGCATATGTAAGAATCATGCACAACCATTTATGTACCATGGTGAAGAGTGCCCTTGGTGCTCGTTTGCAAGAGAGGTGGTGGATAAGCTGCAAGCTGAGTACAAAAGGGGGTTTAGTGATGGAGTGAAGGCGGCTGATGCAGAGTATGAACGTCAACAACAAATCGCACAACAGGAGGCCAAACGTGCTAAACGCAGTGATGATAGTAAAGGATCGGATAAGGTTGACAAAGCAGTGCCTAAGGACGTTCATACAAAATAGTAAGTTAGACTGGACACTTACTATTGTGGATGATGACAGCAACTATCTGACCAGAGGTGTGATCGATGGGGTTGTAGGTGCTGACATTGCTAAGGACTGGTACATCTTGGGAATGGAGTGTGTGAAGTGACAAACTGGTTGAAACTTCCAACGATTCAAATAGAAGATGAGTATATACATCTGCCTGAGGAGGGAGATAAATGGTCAACTGGGTTCTAATGCCTGTACGCAACAATCTGCATCTGACAAGGGCTGCTATTAAGTCTATACTGAAGCAGGACATGCCTGATGTGAAGGTGTTGATGATTAACAACGACTCCCAAGACAGCACTGCAGCATGGGCACGAACTATGTACCCAAGTGTTGTCACGTTGAACATGAAGCCTGCCCTGAGTGTAGCGAGGTCGTGGAACAAGGGGTTGACGTTACTGTTTGAAGGTGAGGGTGCGGAGTATGTGCTGGTGGTGAATAATGATGTGGAGCTGAGACCGGAGACGTATAGGCTATTGGTTGGGAGTGGATATGACTTCGTGACAGCAGTTGGGAATGGAGATCCTCGCTGCACCAAGGTTACAATGCCAGACGCTTACCCACCTTGGACTCCAAGACCCAACCCAGACTTCTCATGCTTTCTGCTACGTAGATGGGTATGGGATAAGGTTGGTGGGTTTGATGAGAACTACAAGGGGGCGTTTTGTGAGGACTGGGACTACCATGTGCGGTTGCAGAAGGCAGGCATTAAGGCAGTATGTATAGATGTTCCTTTCTATCATGTTGGTAGTGCTACCATTAACAACATGTCACCAGAGGACAGAGAGAAGTTGTGCAAGCAGGCAGACCTCAACAGAGAATACTTCAAGAATAAATGGGGAGTAGCTGGAGGATCACCTGAGTATTATGCTTTATTTGAGTAGGTGCCGTTGAACAAGCGGGTTTCTATCCGCATTACTCTTGCAAGTATGTCTGCCAGAAGAGCATGAGAAGTTCCACTGTTGTGACGCTCGTCATCAGAGTGGTGCTCATTGACGCTTTCTGTAAGCTTCTCTATGGACTTGTCCACGGATGTCTTACAAGCAGTACATCCCAACTTCATGATTTCTACCTCTGTAGTTATCTTAGTCAGACGATTGTTGAAGTAAGGGAGGGCTGATGCAGCTGTGGCCAGCCCTCCTACTAACGCGCCTATACCAACCTTGACAGCTTCTGCAAAAAACTCACTGGACACTGGAACCTCACTATTTAGGTGGGGGTGGAATGGGAGTTATACCTTTTTCAAGGTCTAGGATTTGTTTGCGAAGTGCATCGCCAGCTTTAGTAGGTCCTCCTATTGTAGCTTCGATTTTTTCTATATCTTTAAGTTGTTCCAGATAAGTACGAAGGATGTTCCGTTGAGACTCGCTATATACTGCTGCATTGATATAACGCCGCATAGCACGCCGCTCGGATCTGCCCTTAAGTTTGGCTACATTAACCTGCTTCTCTCCCCAAGCACGGATTTGAGAAGGGGTCATTTTGGAGAAGTCTGGTGTTGGAGCAGTGTACCCCTTGGTCAGAGGAGGCTCTGTGAGCTTGGCTTCACTTTTGGGGGCAACTTCTTCCAGCTTCTTAATCTTAGCCCTAAGTTCATCTGCTTGACGCAACCTAAACCCTTGCTTGGCTTCTTGGGCTTCAAGAGGCTCAAGGTCCTTCTTGTACTTGTTGAGGATACGTGTATGAGTATCAGCAGGTTCAGGTGCAGACACAGCCTTAGCAGGTGTGGCGGCAGGAGGAGGCGTAGGCTTAATAGGTTCCTCACCTTGAAATAGGGGCTTACGGGGGTTGGACTTAGCAGTGGCTATCAGCTTCTCGCGGATACGCTTCTTGGTAAGTTCATCAAGTGGACGGTCCAATCCTTTAGCCTTGGCGATGGCTTCACCAGAGATACCTTTTTCTTCTATAGGTAATGGCTTAGTTCCTGCAGTGGGCCCTGCGGATTTCATCCTCTTCTCAACTTCCTTGCGTTCCAACTTAGTCTGCTTGGAGATCTTAGTAGAAGGTTTGGTTTTGGATGGTGCTAGTTCCTCTACTGGGGTAAGTTCCTCAGGAATGAAATCTATCCAGCGGCCATCATCCAGCTTGACTCTGGCAAGTTCTGTGTAACCTTTGGACTCTATCTTGGACTTAAACAACTGGTATTTAGTTTGTGCCTCAGGATCACCATCCTTAGCAGCTTTTTTAAGGTTCTTAAGAAAGTATTCTATAGCCTTCTTACCACTGGTTACATTCTCTACATGGGTACCAAGAGATCCATCAGGAAGCCTTACTCTAGTACCTTTGGTAATCTGAGCTTTGCGTGGAACAGCCACCTCAAAGCCAAGGTCAAAGGTACGTTGAGAGAAGCGAGGAATGGTCATAACCTGAGACTTACCCTCAGGGCGCACTATAAGGTCGGAGATCTTTACGTCGAATGGGTTACCAGACCAATTGTCAGGCATGAAGGCGTAGCGGTCACTTGGCTTGTTGTTAACAAGGATGTTATAGAGAAGGGTGCCTTTAGTTGGTGGGGCATCACCTAAGCCTCTGCGCACCACGTTTACAGGTTTGCCTCTGCCAGCTTCAAACTCTGCTACTGCTGTGCGTAACTCGTCTAGGGTTCTAGGAGTGACAGCAGTAGAAGAAGCAGCTGGGTCTGTTGATGCGTACTTCTCTTCCAAAGTCTTACCTACGTAACTGGTAGAACCCTTCTTAGTGGATGGGGCGTAACCCTTCTCAGCAGCCGTTAACTCTACCTTTGGGGCTTCCTTTATGGCTGCCATAACATCTGCTTCCAAAGTACCTGGAGCCTCCACAGCTGAGGCAGCAGGAGGTGTGGCAGGCGGTGTAGGAGGAGGGGGAGCTGCAGGCTTTCCAGCAGTTGGCAAGCTGGGTCCTGTAGGTGTAGCAGGTGCTGCAGCTCCGGTTGGGGCGGACTTGTTAGATAGCAGTGCCTCTATGTACTGCCTCATCAAGGTGTTCTGTTCCATTATGGCAGCAAGAGCGCGCTCCATATAGCTACTTGAAGGCGGCTCTTGAGGAGCAGCCGGAGAGGGCTGCTCCGGTGGTAAGGCAGCAGCTCTTTGAGCCTGTTGGTTAGCCATATGCTGCTCATAAGATATGGGTGTGGTGGTAGGTTCAGGAATCGTTTTAGGAGCAGCTGGAGTTGTTGGTTGCTCAAGGTCTATGTAAGTTTGGCTCTGTTGCTGCATCTTCTGAAGCTTAAAGGGATCTGTGACAGTACTGATACGACCACTACGAGTACGAGGAAGACCACCAACTTGCTCCATGGATGGTTTCTGTCTAAGTGTGGATGGACGTGCAGCAAGGGGAGGGGTAGGTTTAGGAACAGATGCCTCATGAACAGCTCGTACAAAAGCATCCTGAGTTATAGGTAACCTGCTTCCTCCAGTTGCGTCGATGAATTCTATATTAGATGAAGGTACTCTATTGTATGCCCACTCCATCGCCTTAGTTGCTTCTAGGCCTCTTGGAGGAGTGTACATAACCATCTTCACCTTGGCACCAGGAGGGACTTCACCTACATGCCCTCCAGGCATTACCTCTGAACCTTGGAAGTTGCGGGTGCCAATTTGGTTGCCAAACCTGTCATAGATTTCAAGAGATATGAGTCCTTCCTCACCTCCAAGGCCAGCCATTCTGCTAGATAGAGTTGGGCTGGTGGAGGGTTTGGTTGGCATCCTACCCTTAATCCTAGCAACACCAGCCAGCATTCCTCCTTGTTCAGCTGCATGAATTAGCTGGCGAGTACCTTCTTCATAGTCCCCAGCATCGAATGCTTCCTTGGCAGCAGGGACGCTGTGCATTAGGCCAGCTATACTCTGTGCGCTGATGCCTGCTTTGAGAAGGGAGAGGATAGGTCCTGGTGGAAGTCTGGTAGCTGCGCTGATGGCTACAAGGGTGGCCATTCCTATAGGTGTTTGGGCCTCACCCAAGGACTCACCCATGGCTAAATTTAATCCTCGTTCAGGACCACTCATACGTGGCATACCCGGAACAAGCTGAGAAGGGGTGGAGCCTGCTTCTACAAACCTTTTGGTAGCTTCCTGAATGGACGGACCAACAGGAGTTTGGTACCAGGGTGCGGTTGGTTGAGGAGCAGGCATAGATGTGGGTTTGGGCGCATAACCAGGAGGTGGTATCAAGCTATCAGGAGGTGGAGGAGGCAACGCCTGAACCCTCTTCTTTGGATCGTTTATGTAGGCTGGGAGTTTGACGCTTCCAAGAGTGTTTGTAGCCATTGTTACCTCTCAGTTTCTTCTTTCTGAAGCTCACGCAATGGGATACCAGCAGGAGCAGCTTGCAAGGTAGTGCCTATTCGCCTTGCCCTCCTGATAGCTCTTGGTATCTCTGCTTTTATGGCAGCATCAAGGAGAGCGGCTCTCTTTGGATCACGGAGAAATAAACTTACCGCATCAGCTATAACCGTCGCTGATTTTGGTGTAAAGGTTCTCTCCAGGCGGCTTCTGTGAGATTGCTGAATTCTATGTACTACTCTGTGTAATAGTCCTTCTGGTTCTGGAATCTCTGGAAGGCTTACCTTAACTGGAGGCGCACCTGCTGGTCTTGATGCTTTGAGCTTTTCAAGTTCCTTTTGGTATCTGGCCATATTATCGAATATGCTGGTGAGGTGGCGTCCAAGTTTAGGGTCATGAGCTGTGAGACGCCTTATCACCTCTGGGTTTATCTTCTTCCATGAATCCCATTTGTTGTTGTTATAGATATAGTCTATAACATGAGAAAGAACCTGCTTTGGCGCGTCTGGACCCATGACACTGGAGAGAGTATCAAGGTTTGTGGCGTCCTTAGTGTAATACTTCATCCAGTCTTCGTCTGCCTTTGCTTTGGCTACTTTGGCTACAGAGGCAGAGGCGGTTGCAGATTCTTCAATGGGTTCAATGGCAGAAGCCGCTGCTCTGACAGAGCGCACTCCTGGTGTTGGCTGGATACCTCCAGTCTTGCCAGTTGTTCCTACACGTTGGCCACTGTAGACTTGCTGAGCTTTGGAAAGGGCAGGCGCTTTCTTGCGGCGAGAGAAAGACTCCTTATACTTGGCCCACTCTACATTGCCGCCTTCCATGGACTGCTTTACAGACCTTATTGCCTGAGCTGGGGTCTTTTCTGTAGGAGCAGCCCGCACTGCTATCTTTTTAAGTTCTTGCCTAAGTATAGGGTTGATCTTTTCCACAATGATTCTGGCAAGTCTCTGGTCTGGCGTGGCTGGACCTTCTGTTCGAGCGAACGTGCTTAGTTTACCAACAGCCTTCTTTAGGGTATCAAACTCAATGTAATCGTAGCCTTTATTTTCTCCAAGAGCGTCCAGGAATTTTCGGATAGGGCTGCCTGCTCGGAATGGAGAAGCGGTGTCTCGTTGAATGAGGCCTGCAAGCTCTTCTTTGAAAGGAGCAGTAGAGACTGGAGAGTTCCAATCTTCGAGATTCTTTACAGCCTCAGCCAGTACTTCCCCATCAGGCCCTATGACTTCTGGTTTAAGGGTCAACTCGCCCTTTGGTACCTTGTTGTTTGGATGTGTTATTGCAGACTCGTAGGTAGCATACCGACGTTGGGCAGCTTGTCGTCCAGCTTGACGAGTACCCTCGTAACGTTGATAAGCAGAGGCTAACCCTTGCTCCCCAGCGGTTTGGGCTGCTGATCTGGTGGTGGCAATAGGTTGAGTTGGCAAGGTGCTACGAACTGCTTGGTATTGGCTTGCAGCAGCTGCTTGAGCCTGCTGAGCCTGTGCTATCTTGGCACCGTGAGCTTGACGTGCAGCTGCATCCGCTACCTCTTGAGCATTGCGGCGTGCAGCTTCTAAGTCTCTTTCTCTGCGGCCTGCGGCAGTGAGTTTCAGTTTCTTTGGAAATGCACGCTTTATGCCAGCGCCTACGAGGGCTGGTGCTACAACTCCAGTGACAGTTCCAGCTGCGCCTGCGTAGTTGCCACTGCCGATGTCAGACCCAACCTCCTTGATGAGGTCAACTACAGACATGCCCATACCTACAGCCATATCTTTGAGAAGCTTGCCTTCAAACAACTGGCGATCAATAAAACTGGCATTGGGATTGGCACGATTGAATTCTTCCCTTGCTTTGGCTATTTGTGCTCTTGCATCAAATAAGCCTTTGACTGCAGCAAATGGATCTATCTGCTTCCATGCCTTTTTCCAGAATCCTTCAGGCTGTGCTGAAGTACCTGAAGTAGGAGCAGCCGTTGGAGGCGGAGGTACAACAGGAGCAGTATCCCTTGTTGCAGCAAGCCTCTTCATCCTGTCTTCCAGAGACATCTCTGCCGGAGCAGCGTCTGGAGTAGAAGCATCTGGCACGGTTGCACCCTGCTGTTGACGAGCAGCTGCCAGTTGTCGCATCCGTTCTTCTAACGTAGGCATGAGTTACTCCTTGCTACTATTTGTACCCATCAAGTCTCATGGCTCTGGAACCATCTGCTTCATTGCCATACGCATCCAAGTACATCAATATGGTAAGGTCGTCAGCCACACTTGTTTCCCCTATGTCCTCAGCTAAAGTGTTCTGTGCTACACCACGAAGAGATAAGAACACTTTTATAGAGTTGCGGAGGACGGCTTTAGTAATTGCTGGACTTCCAAGCATGCTTCCTCTTTGAGCCTGCAAGGCCATGAAAGCTTCGAGAGATCTAAATCCAGCACCTCCCATCGGGGTACGCATCTTTTGGATATCTTCCTTGAGGGAGGTAAAGTCGGCAGCAAGCTGAGCTTCCGCTGGGCTGAGGTTGCCAACAATACGGGTAATAAGTTGATATGGTCTGCTTGGGTTTATAGCTATCTCAAGTTTACCAGCAGTGAGCATGTTGTCTAACATGTCTGAGCGTTGTAATACCCCATATGCACGTTCCAGCGTTTGACGCAGGGTTGCTTCGCTCTCATAGAGCCTGTCACGTTGGTAACGAGTAAGAGGTCTGGTGGTTTTCTTTATTACATTCTTGCGTTTATTTACTCCACCACTGACCACAGGAACTGCTTCCTTGCTTGGTCTTCTTGGGTTGAAATCTGTCCGTAAGGAAGCTCCCACGTTCTTTGAGTTAATTGGAGTGGTGTCTGTGACAGGTTCCTTATCCAAGCCCATGTACTGGTCAAGTTGCTCCGCAGAACTCCTTTTCACGACGCCCTTGTTGATAGTTGGTGGAGGTGGTGTAGGTTGGGCTATAGGAGCGCTACTTGGTGTAGGCTGAGGCGTACTAGGTTGTTGTGGTTGAGGAGTTGGTGCAGGCTGATAACCACCAGTAACTGGCATAAGTCCTGGGGGCAGAGTCTCAGGAGGATTGAGTCCATACGCTGCAGGATCGAAGGATGGTAAGATGTTCGCAGGCCTGCGTATAGTGTCAAACTCTTGGCGTTCAAGCTCTCCTCCCTTGTCCACAAACTGCTCTCTGGTAGTTATAGTGCCGCTTTGCTGAACAGTTGGAACCTTCTTTATCCAGGCGTGAACTTTGTTAGTGTATGGATCTGTGGCAACATCATAGAAGTTACCCTGGGCATCCTTCTGTGTTACCCAGTGAATACCGGGAATCTGAGGGAGCAGCCCTCCCATTTGGGCTGGCTGGTAGGCTCCTGTTTGAGGGTTCCTTACTGTTTGTACTGGTTGTCCAGTAGCAGGATCTATGGCTATTGGGCCGCTGCTATACGTGGGGGCTATTGGGCCATAGATCTCAGTGGTTCCGTCATCAAAACGTACCACTTGATAATGTTGAAGGTCGTTCTCTGGAATCTCGTAGCCTTCAGTTGTGGCACCAACACCAAGAGACCTAAGAGCACTGCCAGTCATTGCACGGGATTCTACTTTCTTTCTGCTCTTTCCTGCCTCTTTCAGGGCTTTCTGGTACTTGAATACCTCTTCGTAGAGTCTTCGTTGTTTAAGAGCATTAGCATCCGCTTCCATTTCAGCAAGCTCTTCAGGAGTGTAGCGGCCACTGCGAGCACCAGCCACACCTCGTTCACCAGGGACAAGACTGATAGCAGATCTTGTGAAGGTGTTGGAGTAGTCAGAGGGTCCTCCTTCTTCTTGGGGAGGCCCTGGGTATGTGAACTGTTGACCAGAAGGTTTAGCTCTGGAGGTTGTGTTTACGGTAAGTATGTCACTAAGGTCATAGTTCTTAAACTTCATTGGTCCAGCCTGAGTTGCTTCCAACCATCTCTGGCGAGCAGCCTGCTGAGCTTCGGGCAGAAAGGTAGGGTCGTCCGCAATTTTTTGCAGGTGTTCCATGAACGCTTTGTGCTTCTCTATCTTCTGCTGGATATCGAGAAGATTCTGCTCATGAGCACGTTCACCAGCTCTTGTGAAGAATCCTTGCATGAATCCCATTTCTGCCTCCTATTTCTCTCCCCAGCTCCAGCCTTTGCCTAACTTGCTTCCATACTTTTCACCAAGCTTACCCATAACTCCAGTGAGGCTATCAAAGGCAGCTGCCCCTCTTTGGGCTTCTTCTGCACGCCGCCTGTTCATTTGTTCAATGTAGCTGTCAAGTCCAGTTCCTTGTTGTGCAGCCCATCCTCCAGTGGTTTTGGCCATGTCCATCATGCTCTGGGCAGCCATTGGGCGCACTTTCTGGAGGATGTTGGTAGCTATCCCTGCCTTGGCATATGGGTCCATCATTGCTGCAGCACCACCACTTCTGCTGGAGAGGTTGAGGAGAGACTGTCGGCCAGCTTCCATACGTTTTGCGGCCCCTGCGACCTCTGGAGCCACAGCCTCAAATGCAGCCTGCCTTGATCCTCCAGCAATGGGAGCGAAGTAGCTCTCAGCCTTGCCCATTTGACCCTGAGCACGCTGCCAAAACTGGTTTGCCCGCTCCATTTGTTTGAGTTGTTGCTGTTTTGCCAACCGCTCTTCTGGGCTTTCTCCTCCTCCAAACAAACCAGCTATGCCTCCCCCAATAGCTCCAATGGCAGTACCCCAAGGGCCAAAGCTGCTGCCTAATTGTGCCCCTGTTGCCAGTCCACTAAGTCCACCACTCCAGTTTGGCATAACCCCTCCTATTTCCTCTTCCCAGTATTTATATCAATTCGTCTTGGAGCTGCCTTCTTAGGTTTGTCCTTGGAAGGCATATATATTCTATCGTATATATCCTTAACAGTCCTCTCTAATTTGTCAGGAGTGTCAAGGTCATTGCGTGTTGGGTAATAACGTGCCATTACGGTGCCTCTCCATGCGGGATGTCTTGGAATATTCTCTGTCTCCTCCATGGTCCTCCCATACCCCATGGCTTGACAAGAAGCTCAGACTCTTGGCCTATTATTCTAAACTGAGTAGTGCTTGCTATCCTATACTTAAACATCTTACCCTTTATCACAGGAAGCCTTATGAGGTCTTTGCGGTGTAGTCCACTACTATGAGCTATTGTAGTGGATGTTTTTACTGTTCCATCCTCGTCCGTTATGGTGAAGGTCAGGTTGGCAGTAGAGACATGAACTAGGTAGAGATAACCATGGTAGTAGTATCCAGGAAGCCCATGAGTAAGAAAGCTAGTCTCCCAATCGTAGGCATATACCTTTCCACCCTCTTCGGTGTATCGAGGTTCCCAAATGTAGAAGTAGGACCGCGCACCATCCATTTCCCATGAAAGATCTAAGGATATATTCTTGGCTGCAACCCACTCTACACCAAATGGAATAGGTACCTGAGACCTTGTGGCCGTATTGACAGTCACAGAAGCGGCTGTAATGGAGTCATTATCAAACTTGGGAGTAGCTGTAACATCAACAGAGTTGGTGTTGCAATCCAACATGATGTCACCATAAAGTTTGTTGTGTCTGGGATCTCCCTGATCTATGGATTCAGTAGTAACTTGGCATTCGACTGGAAGCCCATTGTCTGAGTCTCCTGTTAGTAGAAACACACTCCCATTGTCACTGCCACATAGTATAGAGTGTACATTAGGACCTTCCTCACCATAGTGAAGCCTAATCGCAGGTACATAGCTATCATAGAACCACCCATGCCTGCCTTCCATGAGATCTTTTGTGTACACAAGAGTTCCGCACTTGTAATTAGTAGGTTCTGGTGGCGTTGGAGATTCAGGATTGATGATGAACCATCCCTCATCGGAAGATCCTCGTTCCTCAGATGTGTTAAGCCCAGATACTGGCCCTCTGCCTAAAGGAAACGCTGGAGTAGTCCAGTTTGACAACAGAAATCCTGAGGTATTGTAGGACCTGTATGTTGCTCTAAGAGCATCTGGTGGAGTAACAACTCTGGCAGTAGTAAATCCTTTAACTACAAATGACACAGAATCTCTTGGTACCAAGGTTTCTGCGTAGAAGTTTGAAAAGGTAAAGGACTGCAACTCTACACCATCGGATGTGTACATGATTATTGCGGAGTTTAGAGTGCGCTTTGAGTCCTTTCCATAGGCTACTACTACATTACCTCCTGGTAGTGTTACTATGGAATTGACCTTGTAGTATCCCTCAGGCCCAGTCACAAAATCATCCATAGCAACATCGTTTACTAAATCATATCGTTTTATTGTCAATTCTCTGTATATATCATAATAGAGGACTGCCCCATCATCAGATACAGCAAACGTACTAATATTGGCATATGCGGTGTCTTCTGGAAGGGTCCAAGTATCTACTACTTCTCCATCAGGTGTAAGAGAAACTACTGTAGATTCTGTCCAATCTGACTCAACACTATCCCAAGGAAACATGAGAACATAGAATAGCTTTGCAGGATAACCATACAGAAGTGGTGGAAGAGAGTCTTGTTCATAACCACCACCGCTTATGTCCAACACTTCTTCTATAGTGCCCAAGTGTTCCAATGAGAAGTTGTACAGTTGCAGCACTGTGTAGTCTAAGTAGTCTGCACATAAGATGCGATTATCCTCAAGGAGAACAATAGGCCCCATGGGGAATGGGGTACCAATGTTCTTAAATACTCCAGTAGTTGATACGTGGGTATATGCTGGATACCCAACTTGTGGGTTTACATCATAAGATAAAGATTGCTTCCATGGGTCCTCTGTTACTAATAGCCCACCAACAGAGGTGTTTGTATCTGCGTTAACATCATAGAACCTAACTACAATACCAACTCCGGTTTGGTCTGGGGTTTCTGGCCATACAAGTTGATTAGTAACTTTTACATAGATGTATTGCAGTTCTGCGACTGGAACTATCAAAGGTCTTGGTATCAGAGTATCTATGATAGGAGTTAATACATCAGGATCTTCTGGATTTTCTGCTGGGGCAGAAGAGAACACCTCAACCTTGGGAGCATAGGTTACGGTCATACCTCCAAGAATTGTACCATTTGTAGCTATGGACATACCATATGGCTTTGTTCCAAGAAGAGGTTGAGACCAGACGTATAGTCCGACAGAGTTTCTGAATGGTAGCTGCTGATATTTATACCATACCTCCTGTGGAGGAGGGATAAGGCTTAGGTCTTGGCATAGAGAATATGGTGCTCCTCCAGGGATCTCATAAGCAGTTTCGTAGGTTGTGTTGGTTGGTTCACCTTCTATCACTTCATCAACTTCTGGGTCTTCCTCGCTTAAGTCTGGAAGCAAGGATATAGCAAAAATCAAAGCACGCATTGGAAGCTGAAATCCAGTGTTTATTGTAACAGACACTGCTCCAGTACTTCCTGCTTCCTGCTTAAGTGTGCATGCCCAACACGATGTTACACGTGTGCTAACTACTGACGAAGCAGCATAGGCTCTATACTGTGTGCAGTTGCCATTGATGCTGGCACATTTCCAAGTTTGAGGATATGGGAATACTATCTGGTTGTTGCTGGTGCCAATAACAAGCACAGCTTCATTGTCACTGGTGGTTGTTATGCCCTCAGTAAATGTGATGGTCTTTACAGTGTTGGTGGTATTCTCATTATGTAGGTAATGCCCAAAAGCACTAACTGGGTTTCCGAATTTTGTACAGTTGGCAAACACGGCTATTTGAGCAGCAGCAGATCTGGTAATACCCTCAATGGTGTAGCTACTTGGTTCTAAGATCTCAGCCCTGTGCCAATATACGTTGGTGCCCCAGGTTTCTGTGATGCCAACAGTGTCTTTCTCAGAGTCAATAAGTTCCCATCCTTCTGGGACAGTAAGATCTGTGTCTTCTGCGTTTTGGTAGCTTATGATAAGTATGAGAATATCATCGACAGACACCCCATAGGGTTTATCTATGTTGAGACTCCCAGCAGCAGAGGTAGTAGCATAGCTACCATATACTCCGGACTCATTTGGCCTTGGTACTATTCCTTTATAAATCGGTGGCATAAGCTACTATACTCCAAGGTCAACACCTAAGGTGTCTCCCCAGCTATTGAAGCTCTCACTGTTGGCAAAAGCTGATACGTTGTTGGCCACAGTGTAATCAGCATAGATTCCCATGACATCAATGAATGCTAACTCACTGTTAGGTTGCACTACGTAATCAGTCCAGTGAATGTACAAAGTATCACTAAAGGATGCAGTCTTTGTTATTATCGTGTCCCCATTTACATAGTCAAAGTACAGGTAATCATCATAAGTAGATAGCCTGAAACCTGGGGCTGCATCAGGTACCATCAAAGGTGCTGGCACTGTGTTGACAGATTCTCCTAAGTTACCTTCATTGGGAAATAATGGCCTTAAGTCCTCCGCTGTTATGTCAGACGGAGATCCACCATCTGTTCTATAAATGCCATCTTTAGACAGAAAGTATAGTACTTCACCAGGAACACTTTGTGGATTTGTGAATGCCCACCGTGCCCATAAGCCTCTGCCGTTTGGGATCTCAACATAGGACCAGCCTGTAACTGCTCCAAGCTCATCTTGAGCCGATGGTATGATCTGAAAGAACCTTTCGCTGGACCATACATAGGATCTGCCATTGTATATGACACCGTTCATTAGAGGCTCGGATGGGGTTGTAATGTCTATCCAGTTGCTCAGTCTTGTAGAGTCTGCATCTCCTACGTTGGTCCAGTATAAGCGTTGAGGATTGTTTGGATCTCCACAACCAAACATTGTTTCGTTAAGAGGTCCCCAGAAGCATGGAAGCGGTTGAGCCTGAAGGATAGGTTCCGGCACTTCCCATGTAACGTCAACCTGAACTCCGGTATTCTCAAAGGTCTGTAGTACCATGTCGGAATAGACTAAGTATATGGTGTACCAAACTCCATTTATGAGGATAGGAGTACGTGGAGACCAAGTAGGACTGAAACCTTCACCTACAACTATCACACCTGCTGTGTAGGTTACAACTCCTGTAGCAGGAGGGCCTATTGTTGGCCATAGTTGGTAGAAGTTTTGATCCTCTGAGGGGTTGGCTATTACCACATCGTCTGAGTACTTATCTGTGAATGAGGTTCCAGCTATACCATTTGCAGCTGAGCCTACGTAATACCAGTCATCAGGTATAGATCCACCTCTACGTTGGAAGTCTATCATGTCTGCTTCTGGAGCAAGCAGGTACTGAGATGGAACAGTAATTGTAACAGACTCCCCACGTGCATTCACGGGTTGCAAAGAGGCTGGAGACCAGTTGGATACAACACCAGTTGAGGAACACCTAGCTCGGTAGCGGTAAATGTAGTCAGTGCCGAAACTACCAACATTAGGACCAGTCAGGCCAGATAGGTAAAGGGAACCAAAAAATATACGAGACCCAGGATACTCATTGGTTGTGACAGGGGCACGAACAGTCATTTCTATTCTGAAACGCTGAATAGATTTTAAGGTTGGAGATCCAACAGCTATAAGCTCGGCAAGTTTTATGGATATGCAGGTAGATCCCTTAGCACTGAAAGCATTTGGATTGTCGGCATCAGATCCATGTGATAAGTCTGCTGGAGTGATGATTTTATAGAAGTAGTTAGTATTAAATGCCTCATCAGGGTCTGCTTCATCTATGCAGCCAAACATGACTTTAATAGTCTCTACGTTATCTGGATTACTCAATGCACAGGCTATGTTTATATAAGAGTCAGGTGTAGTAGAGAGAGTGGCATCAAAGGTAGTAAGATCCAGTGGTGGAGCAAAACTGGGTGAGGTTATGTTACCAGTATATGAGAGAGCTGAGTCGTCAGTAACATTAACATAGACAGATAGGCTCCTACTTAGGATGGCAGTATCCACACTAACGTTTTCTAGTGTATAGACCCTGAACGAAGAGTGCATACGAATTGGATCACCAGCTGCCCAATAGGTTGGTGGTTTGCATAAGAAGCACTGCTTACCATCAGGCCCTTCTGCAACTGCTTTGATGAGGGCAAATTCTCCCCTAGCTATGTTCTCCAATATGGTATTGTTTTTTATGTCACTGGTTATAGGCGAAATGACTATTGACTGAGTAAGGCCATCATACAGCAGCTCCGTGGCAGTAATATTGTACGTACCAGACACACCAATAACTACATCACGGACCACATATGGTGTGCCGCCAATTTGAACGTACATTCCATCATAAAAACCTTCTATACTTTCAGGAACTATCGTACACCAACCAACAGATTCCTCTGGAACTGGGGCAATGACATCATAAAGTATAGCGGTTACTGTAGTAGAGACATCTGTATGAGTGTAAGGAAATGTGCATACAAATGGAGGACCGTTGGACCAGCCAGCTAAATCCATAACAGGAGAAAATATGGACTTATGTTTAGGAGTGCCAATAGTCACTGTTGGAGGAATTACAGGAGGCGGCATTCCTACCTGATGCACTGTTCCATTAACATCTACCTTGCGTTGTCTGGCAGAGTCCATGACGTACATCCATGGATCTGGGCTTTGTGGTGGACGGTAGGGGACTAAGGCAAGAGGATCACTACTATATCCAGTATCTACTTGATAAAAGCTGGTCTGACCTACGCTTAGGTTGTTGCCAGACCCAATTACTCTGGTCCAGTTGTTTGTGCGTGGGGCATTAAGCCTGCGAATGGAATGAACAGAACCATCAACAGTATCAAGCAGAGTTAGACCCTGGCGCGGCTCCAACCGTCCTGTCTGGTAACTCCGCACGTTCTTAAGCAGTTTATATTTAAGCTGCTTCAGGGAGTCAGCAGGACGGTTGAGGTCCATGCCTAGGGAGAAGAAGCGGTTGGTATCACGCCTATACTGAAAGTCTGGCATTCTAAGCTCCTACACCATGGGAGATACATTACTTCTTTCCACCAAGATGCTTAGGAAGCTCATTAGGCATGATGGTTGGTTTGCCTACGTCAGGCACTCCACCATCATAGATTTTCTCTGGTACAGCATCTGGCGATGGAGTGCGTTTGTAGCCAGAGAATGGTCCTTGGTTTTCGCCGTCATAAACCCCACTTCCTCCCCGATTTCCTTTTGGCGGATGCCCTATCATATCGACAGGTGAATCAACGAATTTGCTTTTGTTGCTTGCCATTGTAGTCCCCCTTATAGTAATATGGCCTCATGACCACTAAAGATTGTAGAACAATTCCAAACCTTTCTCCACTGCAACTTCAGCATTTTTGGGAGAAGGTACAAAAGACTGATACTTGCTGGCTTTGGACCGGAGCCAGACTGGCTAATGGGTATCCTGTGCTCACCCTCTATGACATTGTGTATTATGCTCATAGAGTATCTTGGTGCATCCATCATGGAGATCCTGGGAATCATCAGGTGCTTCATAGATGTGATGTTCCTAATTGTATCAATCCACACCATTTGTTTCTTGGAACGCAAAGAGACAATATGCAAGATTGTAAAAATAAAGGTCGTAGCAGCCAACCACCTCATAAATATAAACTCACAGAGGCACAAGTACAAACTATTAAGCAAATTCATGCAGCTGGCCTTATGGGCTATAGACTCCTCGGACAAGCCTATAATGTTGATAGGACCACCATTCGCAATATCATCAAAGGTCGAAGGTGGAAACATATATAAATCCTTATATTGCGTGTTTCTGCCAGAAACTGGCATCCATCGGCAACGGTGCCCATGGAAGTCTGGTAATGGTATCATAACTAACACTCATATTGGATATCTCATCGTCCTGACGTTCAAGTTCTGCAATCATGTACTCAACCTTTAGTTCATGAGCCTTAGCCAACGTGAGGTTGAAGTATGGGTTCTTTTTGTCCTCTGATGGTCCAGGCCACTTTGCAGCCTCAGCTAGAGCCATTTCCAGTATAAGGTCTCCACGAATATAGCGTGGAAGGATGGCACCGGAGTCGTTGAGATCCGTGGCTCTTGCTACATACAGGAATGGGAGAACGTAGGCAGAGGTTACATGAGGCCAGATTTCGAATCTAGGCAATGGGACTGTCTCGCCTGTGGGGGTGTAGTAGTCGCGGGGAGCGACAAGGTAAGCCTGCCCACGGTTGGAGCGTTGTGCGTCCCAAGCGTTTAGTTCATGCTGAGAGATATTGGTGTGAAGCTGCCAGTTGAAGTTGGGGTCCCACACTGTGATGAAGTAATTGAAGTCACTAGGTGGAGAGGCATAGGCAGAATAGATTTCGTAGCCAGCTGTGGTAGTAGAAGAACCCCAAGCAAGATCTAAAGTGAGGGTTTGGAGGATCTCGTCTACGGCTGTAATGGTGTAAATAGGGGTGGTGCTGGTGAGCCGAAACTGCCGTCCTATCATGGAGGTGGTCCACGCAGTGTCGGTACCAGTGACTGTTGTAGAGCCAAGAGTGACTGTCGCTGTGCCAGTGTTGTAAAGGGCAGCAGTTAAAAATTGGCCCTGCTTAACAAGCCAAGACCAAGGACGACGCTCCGCTATGCGGCGGAAAGAGTTTACTACCCAATCTTGGGCAAGTAATGGTCCTGCAAGAGGACATCGGAGGAGCACCTTGCCTGCAATACTGTTGTACGTATCCAAAGACATAAGGCACTCCTCCAGTTGTAATTAGTGTCCAGTAACTCGGCAGCGAACATCCGTCACAGCACCTGCAGTATCCAAAGTGATACGGCTTCCATACCCTTGGATGGCTATGGTTTCTACAGCTACTCCAAGAGTATCCGTGTCGTTGATGAATGTTACGTTGTCAACTGTACGAATGGGAACATCAAGGTAGTCACCATCAGCAGCTATGTCAAAGACATAGTAATACTCTCGGTAAGAACCATTGACATTCACCTTTGGGTATCCTGCATCAATAGTAACAGGATTAGGCATCTGTCACCTCCTTACGGAATGTTGACCAGATCAATATCGGCGTAGGCGACATTGCTGGAGGAGGCTGTACGACAGACTCCCAGTTTCTGGTAAGTGCAGGCAGTACCCACAGCAACACCGTCAACAGACGCAGTGTTGGCAGTCACGTCTGCAATCACCGAGACACCACCAGTGACACTGGCCTCATCAGCCGTGGCAACAGCAACAGGGATGTTGCGCCCACGAATGAGGATGTCACAGTAGTGGCCTGCAGTGACGGCAGAGCGAAAGACTCCAGCCACGTTGTTGGCAAAGCTGTTGGCAACTCCACCCAGCAAGGCTTGGCGTTTGTCGTTGGTGACGATGTAGTTGGCTTTGTCCTTCCAGAAAGCCAACTGGTTGGCAGCTACAACTCCAACAGTGTTGGCAGCAGTAGCACCAGAGTCCAGTTTGACTCGCTGATAGGTACGGTCATTAACATCGTAGGCCTTTCCAAGCTCACCTGGGCGTTGAAGGACTTCCTGAGACCAAGTGTCTGGGTTGCCAGTTGGGACATATAACGTTTGGTCACGGTTAATGTTTGGCATATGTTTCCTCCTTATCCTGTTATCCCATAAAGCTGCTTGTGATAACGAGGAGCAAAGGTCACAGCCCCTGCGAAGAGGACCTGCCCCGCAACCTTGGTGTTGCCCTGTCCAGGCTTGAATCCAGTAAATCCAAGTCCGTATTCAGGGTCGTTGCTGATGTACATGTTGGCGTATGGTTTACGCGCATTGAGCCACCACAGAGTTTCCGCAGTGATCGTTGGATAAGCAGCCAAGGCTCCATTGGACATCTGCTTGATGTAGGTGGTAGCAATCGGGTCTCCAGTGCCGCTGATGTAGGTGCCGGGGCAGTACCGGGACTTCATCAGGGTGGCAGTGTTGAACTTGAGACCGTTGAAGCCAATTTTTGGATCTTGGACTTCATTGAAGCGTTGTTGAGTCTGGAATTTCTCCTTGATGTAGGAGTAGCCCTTGACAGTGGTGATTCCCAGGTTGGGTTCGATGGCACCAAAACTGGCATCACTAAAGGTTTCCTCAAGGGTGTTGTACTCAATCGTTCCAGCCACGTTGACGGGAGCGGAATTGAGGACAGTTCCTACTGCTCCACCACGAGTGATGGTGCCGTAAGTGGAGTAGGTGTTGCCATCCCAGGAGGCGGTAGAGTTGTCGTTCAGCGCTTCCGGGAGACCATTCCAGTTAGGGGTGTAGTTGGCGTTCTGACCATTGAGGTACAGACCAATGGCCATGTGAGCGCCGATGGTCATGTAGGCGTTGGTCATACGGGACTCAATGAGCTTGAAGGCTGCATTGGGGCCTTTGTTGATGACCTGAATATCCTCTTTGGAGAGGGTGACGTTGATTTGGAAGAACTTCACGTTGAACTGAAGCTGTTGTTCAACTTGAGGTTCAGTGATATCGAATTCCTTACCTTGGAGGTAAGGTCCACCAATTAACCCATTATAATAGAACGACTCGCCAATAAATCTCCCTCCGTCAAAGTCCTCACGGACATTCAACTTAAGGTAGGCAAGCAATGGGTCATTCTGGAAGCACTTCTGTTACACATTCATTACTGAATGGATGAGGACATTTCTGCCTCATTCTGTATGTCTCCATACAGGTCGGACTGTATCTTCAACGAGCGAAGGTGTTTAGTCAACTCTCGTGCCTGACGTACAGTCTCTGAGGATACAGGTCGCCAATTGTCAGCCTTGTTTGAATTTAGCTGACGGATCTCATTTGCAATTTCAAGTTCACGTTGGGTATAGGTAGATTTATCAGGGCGTTGTAATGCTAGAGTAATGTACTCATCCAACAATTTCCCCTGAACTGCTTTACCTATTAAATATGGAGTGATTTGTGGCATAAGTTTTTGAAGCCGTCTGATCCCTTGGACAGTTATACGTCCCATAGGTTTCCGGTTCCTTGAGTTCTTATAACCACTAAGATCATACCATTTTACATAATGAGGTACTCCCATAAGTGTCAAGGCATTGTCTGCCCACCCAATCAAAGCAGGATTGGTGTTCAAAACTCCTACCTGTGGATTGAGGTTGGCGTAGCGAACTTTGCTGCGCTGCACAACAAATATGGTAGCCCAACCATCTGTGTCAACCATCATTGCAAACCTTGCTGCGGCGAGTCTGATTTCCTGCTGATTGTCCTCATGAGCAGACAGCTGTTCCGTGATAAGGGTGTCTGCTTTTTGGGGATGTTCCAGCATATAGTCAGGTTTATACATAGCCATTCCTATAGTTTAACCATGTCGATCAGCTTTGGGGTCTTCCGAATATAACGGTGAGTTGCTACCGTAATCTGATCTAACTCAGCCATGTGCTAACTCCTTACTCCTATATTGTTAGGAGCGGTTTTTGTTGACAATTTGCTCCGCATAAGAATTCCACCCATTCAGGAACTCACTACGAGAGGCTCTATCTGCTTCCGGTTCTGACATTTGTTTGTCAGATGGAGTAGAGAACCTTTCATAGAAAGGCGAAGACTCCCTTGGGGTAGTATCTATGGGGATGTTAGCCTTGGATAACGCTTCACGGGCACCTGCTTCACGTGCTTCTTTGAGGGCCTGTTCATATTGTTCCTTCTGCTGAGCCTCCACCTTGGGAGCTATGTACTCCTTATAGGCTAGGTCAGGAGGAAGACCCTTGGCTATGGAGATCTTCTCGATCTCGTCAGGATCTAAGACTTCTTTGAAACGATTGTAGTAGTCTACAGTCATTTTCGGGATAGCCTTTGTGATGCTGATATAGCCTGCTCGTTCTGCCCGTAAACGTTCATCAAGGTACTTATCCAGTTCGGCTTTGCTGCTGAAACCAAAGTCGTTGGCCATACCACGACTGGTGTCACTGGAGTCAATGGGGCCATAGAGAGCCTCGTACTGATGAAGCCGCTCTATACCATTAATGTTGGTTTGATAAGCAGGAAGTGCTGTCTGCTCATACCATTGATCCAGTTCGGCCTTGCGTGCGTTGTACTCAGCCTTTATCTCATCCAGTCTGGAATGATGTTCCGGTACTGGTACAAACGCCTGCTTAAACGCCTTAGCTACGGCTTCATTGCCCAGAGCTGCATCCATTGCTGAGATGGTGTCTGCGTCCAGACCCTGCCTGGTTGCTATCTCCTGCCAATACGCTCGTAGATCTTCTATACTTTTCTTTGCCATTGTCTCGTCTCCCAGTGCCTGCCCTCCTCAGTATTTGAGGGCCTAGCACCTGATTGAGTGTTACATCCCCGGCATGGGGCCGGGACCCTGCCCTGGAATACCTGCTCCAGGGGGCATTGGTCCTCCTGGAGGAGGCGTCATCATAGGTGCCACTCCTGGAGGCGCAGTAACGGCAGGAGATTGACCTGTTACGTTAGCTGCTAGTGATTGAGTGATGAGCTGCTCAAAATCTGCAATCGTGTTTGACAATATTTGGGAAAGGTCAGGGAGACCGTTCGCTATGAGCTGACAGCCATCTTTGACCATCGCCAAGCCTTGCATTGTCATTAGTTGTGGAGAATTCGCCAAGTCACCAAGGCCACCACCTGTGGAAGGGGGAGGCATAAAGCTTCCCCCTTTGGCAGCAGGAGGCGGCGGTGGAGGAGAATCCAAGTTAAAATTGCGTGAGTTCTGGGCTGGGGATGCCAGATCCATAACTATTTTCCCTTCTTGATGCACTGCGCTGGAGAGGCTACGAAGCCCTTGGTGCTCTTCTTCGTGCCCTTCGTCATAACTCCGCTTTTTGTACCTTTCAAGCCTGCCATGGTTACTTTCCTTTCCTCATAGATTTAGCCTTGTCTCTACGCTTTGCAGCGAGAGCCTTTGAAAGAAACCCAGCACTGTGGTAGCTGGCTTCCATCTTAGGAGTTTCGGCTTTTTCTTTGTGTGCCATCGACTTTTTCATTTCCTGCCTCCCGACTTCTTGGTTGCCAGCCCTTTTTCTTTAGTGGATGCAAAGTCGTGAAGCTGGCTCTTGGTCATACGCTTCATGGCTTTGTTGCGGGCGTAAAGTTTGGATGGCGCATGTTCTGCTATGGCCATTGCCCTCCTCTGTGCCTTGCTAAGTGCTGGCATATCAATACCCTCGGTATTGTTGGTACCATGTCAAAACAGAATGTCAAGTAATTTTGAATTTCAATTTCAACATGGTACCAAAAGTTTTTGGTTACAGTTTACTTTGGACCTTTTCCTTGGTACGGGCTACCCAGCCCCTGAAGCCCCATACGAGACCCCCACCTACCAGGAATCCAACGATTACTCCATATACGAAATCCATTAGTTACCTCCTTTGTTTTGTTTGGTTGGTATTGCGATCTTCTCCCAAGTACGTGCTCCTGTGTAGCCTAAGATGACTGACCCAAAGAGCCAGAATAGTGCCTCTGGGAACTCTATTGGGGAACGCCCAAAAAGAGGAACTGCTACGTAGTTCCAGCCAATGATGAAGATGCAGGTGTAGCCAAAGGATGGACGCATACGAGAGGTGAACTTGTCACCGCTCGTAGCTTCGGCGCGGATGTTGGCAGAGGCTGCTTCTATCTCTTTGCCTATGCGTTCCTGCTCCTTGGCTTGGAGTTCCAGTTCCATCTTCTGGATTTCGAAGGCATGTTGAGCCATGGCAAGCTCGATTTCTGCCTTCTTCTCTGGAGCTAACTTTATGCGGTCGAGGACTCCCAAAACAATGTCTTTGATTCCGCCAGTTGCAATGGAACCGATTGTGTTAAGTATTCCTCCCATGGTAACTCCTTTAGTATGTCCATATTACATTTTGTGGCAAAGAGGGATCATTGTCTAGGTGAATGAACGTTGTCCCAATGCCTATTCGCGTGAAGCCGTTCCGTAATGCAGACTGGACTATTTTGAATTTGTCGTTGCCCGTTGGTGCCGAAATGTCGGCGGCATAACCGTTGCGATGGGCGCTCTTTGGTTTGCCGCCTACTTTAAGGTTGTGTGCTTCGGTGCGGTAACCACTTGTGACGCGAAACGGGATGCCAGCACCTTCACGGGTTGCGTCTAGCATGTACAGGAATATCTGGTCCATGTTTGCACCACTACCAGGAGCGTCTGGGCTGTCGAATTCTGCGAGTTTGAAGTGTTTAAGGTTCATACTTGCTCCTTACACCTTTGATGCGGAGTCGTGTGGACTCTTCGGCGTTGGTCATGTTGTGCATCTCTTCCCAGAGTTTAGCACAGGTTGACATGCGGGAGTTGTAGTTGCCTGCCATACTGAAGAACTGACCCAGCAGTTGGTCTGTGGATTTCCATTCATCACCACCTACTTTGAACATGGCAAGATGCTCTGCGTAATCTAGAATTGCGGCAATCATCTCCTTGCCGACTTGGACGAAATCTGCATCTCCAGTTGGGATGGTGGCGTTCTTTATTACGTCAAGATAGACAGCTGTGCCAGCATCAGGAGGTGGAGAGACTGCAACCATGTTGTGGCCTGCCGTTGCCAGGATTGTTGGGGTGCCTGCAGTAGCGGATTGCCAGCCTATGTGGTAAGCATCCAGTTCTGCCAAGGGGCAGACTAGTAGAGGTGTGGTGCCTATTCGAGCTGCCACAATGGATGCAGTCATGCGGGCTAATTTGACTCCATGCTGGTAACGTTCTTCACAGTATTTGGCACGTTCTGGGTCTTGTGCGGGACCGTCTTTTTGAAGGAGGTCGGCCATGGCTCCCCATTTTACGATCCAAGTCATGTCATCTGGAACTCCAAAGACGGTTGCAGTGGTAGTTGGTGAAAGGTCTGCGCCTGCAGAGACTGTGAGGATGTCAAGGGTAGCGGATGCGGTTGGTGCTGGGGCCAGTTGGACCATGAGAGGTTGAGTAGCCAGGACGGAGTACTGTACCGGATCTTGAGCTGCTGGAGTGGTCCAGGTTTGCGAATAGGCTGTGAGTTCGTGCTCATCAACACGCCATAGATTTGTGTACACTCCATCGTTTAGTCTGGCTATGCGGCGGATGTCTATGACTGTTTGTGGCATGGCAATGCGGCCACCCACAGGAACTCCGCTAGCCTGGACTGTGCGGGTGATGTAGCAGCCTGTTTCTGCAAGGAACTTATTGCGGCGTTTTTGGAGGGCGTGCGTAAGGTCAGTCATGGTGAACATCGCAGTACCTGTCCAACCTGCTGCCCATGCAGAGGTAGCTGGCTCCTGAAAGTGGTACTGGATGTCGTTGATGAGATTGCGGTCAGTGACTGTTTGACCTAGTTGAGCGGACAACTCATTGGCTATGTCGTAAATGGTGGTGCCTGCTACAAGATTAAACGTTCCCTGGTCACGCCAGTGCCAAGTGAAGAAGGAGAAGGTACGGAGTGCTTCAGTGAGGATTGCGCCCAGCTCAGCGTCAGTCCAGTAGGTCTTGGAGGGATCATGGAGACGGTTGGCGAGTTGGGTTTTGAGTTGTGCGAAGGTTTCAAAGGTGTACATGACCATCCCCTTTTTGATAGACAAATAGAGTATCCGCCAAGGTGTTGCGGACATCAATGAAAGAAAGTGAATGCCCCAGGGCAAGTTGCAGAGAGTCTGCCCAGTTCTGCATGGAGTCGGTTGCAGAGAATATGGGAGGAGCAAAGGTACCACCATCAAAGGCGTCTGCCCAAAGGTTCAGGTCATCAGCTGCAGGAGCTGCAGCATGCGTGAGGAACCCCTCATCAAAGTCTGCCCAGGAGTTCAGGTTGTCGGTGAACTCCAGATTTCCAGTTTCTGTCCCCATGGTGTAGAAGGTTTCTGGGTCGGAGAGGTGCGTCCAGAACCCTGCTGGCATGGTTGAGAGGTCTATGTAGACAGGGAAGTCCGTAAGAGTCTCCGACTGTGCAGGAATGAGAACTGGTACCCTGTAACGGTATGGCATCTAAGCCTCTAGTGTGTGATGAGTAAAGCATGGATAACGTCTTCTGCTGTCCCAACTACGTAGGTTTCCAGGGTGTTCACTGGAGAATCGCCAGAGAATGGCCCTATAACACTGGAAGCTGCTCCAGCTGCTACGGTTTGACCATAGCTGGAGGCTGATACAGTGGAGCCACCTACGTAGATGGGACTGTTGCCTGTTGGGTTCTGGATGATGAGCTGACGAATGCCTTTGCGGGTGGAATAGATCTGCTGGGCACTGCCAGTTAAGGTGATGTCAAGATGGATAAGAGCCATTGTAACCTCCTGTTGCGTTGTTATGCTTTCACTACACTTATCAGTACGCCTTCTCCATTCACTTCTGCGTCCAGCCAGAAGTCTGCGGCGTTGAGTGCTGCTGGTGCTGATGGTACACCAACTCCAGCAGAAGGCAAGCCAGTTGTGGAGGGAGGCATGAGAATAGCAAGGACTCCAGTGCCAGTGTTCTTGTCTGCTGTTTGGCGGTCACAGATGTATATCCGTCCAGTGTTTCCAGGCCATTGTTCAAAGAGAATGGACTGGCAAGGGAGACGTTCCGTTGGGTTGGTCTCGTTGTTGGTTGCCCTGACAAGGATGCCAGAGGTTGTGATGGTTACTTTACCTAGTGAGCGCCACATTATAGGTATTGTCCTCCGGTTGCAGTTGTTCCTGCTGAGTTGCCGGGAAGATAGGTTGCCCCGTTTCCGCTAACATTCAGGACACCGTTCATTGTAACATCATACCGTTTTCCTGTAGCACTGCCGCTGAATGTGATGTTGTAGATTCTACATGCGGCTGCTTCATTGATCACTGCGAACGCCGAGCTGAAATTCGGAGTTCCAGTCAAAGTTACAGTGATTGCAGGACTCGCCTGCATCAAACCGCCACCGCGCCCTGCCATGACGTGCGCCTGGCCGCCGCCTGATATTGTATAATTCGCAATCGGGCGGATATACGAATTTGTAGAAGGATACATCGCTGCAGTTGCACATGGCCCAAAATCAAGGTTGCCTATGAATACCATAGGTCCGCCGTAACTCAAGATGCCGCTCTCAGTGCTGGATTGTATTTTGAAGCCACGAATGTAGACATGCGACCCACTCGGATGGCCGCCTAAAGTGATTGTCGTCGCCGTAGTGCTCAATAGAACATTCGATGGCGTCGTCAGGTTACCAAGCAGGTAAAGGTTGCCCGCGCCAAACCTGTAAGTGATAAAAACAGGATCAGTATATGTTCCATCCGCAACTTGGATCGTAACATCGTAACCGTTGCAGTCCAGCGATTGGTAAGCATTCACTGCGGCTTGGATTGTGCGGAACGCCCCAGCGGCGCTATTCACAAGTCCTGAGTTTGAATCATTGCCATCGGTTCGGACGTAATAGGTACGATTTGCAGTTAGCCTTTCTCTTGGCGCATACGCAGCTGACAGGGAGATAACCGCCGGGCCCCCTATCACCTGCCTTTCCTGGTCGAGTACAATAGGGGAGGTTGCGGTGAGGTTGCCTGTAGTGAGTTCTGCCTGAAATCCTGTGTGGCCAGCAGAGGCATAATCCAAATTGCTAAGGGCAGAATGGTCTGAGGTGCCTTCTCCACTAGACCCACCACCCAGTCTATCCTGTTCTCTCCAGTCTACGTAAACATCATTGTCTGTGTTGACATATACGATCTTGCAATGCTTGGTGGCTGCAACCCATGTGCTGTTGGTTTGGTACATCACAGTGCCAATGGGAACCAGCTCTGGCGTGGGGAGACCAACAAGATAGAGGGATTTCAGTTCCTCAATGGCACCAGCGTAGGCAGAGGCTGTTAGAGTGTATTCTGCCTGGCCTTGGATGCAGACCACTGGGTAAAAAGAGTCAGTGGTTGCGAATACGTGGCAGAGTACATAGTTGCCTTGACCAACTGTGGTTTGGCCCCACACCCCACCCGCTACACTGTTGTACCTTAGTCTGGTGGAACCATCGTAAATTACAGGAAGGTTGGAGGCTGCCTGAAATCTCCAGTTGCCTGTTCCTTCTCTGTACCAGACAGGGAAAGAAGCAGGAGCAGTAGAAGCAGGGATGACAAAGTTAATATCCTCATCGTGGATGCCCCCAGCAGTGTAGCTGAATTGGGAGTTTGCGTCACCAGTTGGGGCAGCGGCGGCTATGGTGAAGTCGCTTAATGCTAACCCTGTTTCCCAACGGGCACCAAAGGTGTCATGGAGGTAGGCATGAGTCACGGGACCCATTCCTGGGCCATGTCCTTCCCAGCCACGGATCATCCATACGGAGTCGGTGGAGTCCCAATAACCAAGACCACAGAGAGCGTAGGATAGTATAAGACTCTCTGTTATTTCAGGTCCTGTTACCTTGGTGGCATGGACGGTTTTGGTGGAGTCAAGATAGAAGTACCATGTACCTTCTGTGAGGACAGGGTTGCCACCAGCACCAAAGGTGTAGGTAAGGGGGTCAGACACAACGTATCTGACCCCTTTGAGGTAGTAAGTGAAGGTAGAATCAACCGGGGTGATGGTAAAGTGTGGAGCAGTGGTACTGTAGGAAACTGTGATAGTCGTGGAGGCATTTACTATGCCTGTGGGGATGGACGTAATTACGCCAAGGTCTCCCCAGCTATCATAGTCGCTTACATGTGCCCCGCTAAAATTACCTATTCCCATTTGCCAGTTTCCTCAGCCTTGCAAGAAGACGTTCCCACCATGACCTGGTGGAGTCTGGATGTTTTACAAACGCCCAAGGGGAGCCAATGGTTATCATTTGCGTCTGGCCTTTACAATGATGTTGTAGCCACTAAGTTGCACATCTACCTTCTTAAAGCCCTTGTCGTTGAGAAGCTTCTTCAAGGTAGCTGGGGTGAAGCCATTTTTGTGGAAGTTCTCTGCGAATTCCTGCTGACCGTAAAGCACATTGAGAACGTCGTTGTTCACAATGCCCTTGCCAATCTGCTCTGCAGCCCACCCGATGTTGGGTACTATCAGTCGGAGTTCTCCTTTGGGTTTCAGGATGCGGACCCATTCGTCCAGCACTTCGGAGCACTCGTTGCGGCCAAAATGCTCCAGAACGTGAGAGCTGTAAACTATGTCCATTTCGTTGGTGGCAAAGGGGAGTTTTCGGAGATCACACCGAAAATCAACACCTTCCAGATCTCTGGAGTCAACTCCAATGACTGGCCCCTCTGGTGTCTGGTATTTACTGGTGCCACACCCAAGGTCAACAATTTTTTTGCTGGACGTAAATATGGCCCTCATAGGTTTGCTGTCAGGCGGGAGAGTGTAGGCGCGGCCAGTGGCAAGGTCGATGTGGGGAGGCAGAATTTGTCCGTGGGCCAGAATTTTCCACTTTCCAGTTTCACGGAGTTTATTGCAGAAATAAAGGTCTTCGGTCCATTGTTCTCCGAAGTTGATGTTGTCAAGGTAGGCAGACATGTCATCGACAGTCTGAAACCATGGTTTCATAATGTCATGGAGTGCCTCTACCCTGACAACAGTGCAGCCCATCCCAATGGCATCCACTTCGAAGATTTCTCCAACTTTCCAATCCCAGTAAGGCCCCTGCCCCACACCCTTGAACACAAGGGGTTCCGGGCGGTCTACCTTCAAGCAGTAAATGCCTCCACACACTGCACAGTCTGGGTTATGCTCCATGATGTAGAGGAGTTCACGGAGGGTTTGAGGCGGAACTTCTACGTCCTCGTCCCAAAAATAGAGGTACTTGGCGTTAATCTCTACAGCCTTTTCTGCAAAGCTGTTCCTCGCTGTGTCCACTGGTACGCCAAGGGTGTTGAGCATAACAGTGTTGAAGTTCATTGGAGGATGGACTGCATTGAACGCAAATAGCAGTCGCGGGTGCAGGGGTCTCCCAGAGAATGGTATTGCGTACACAAGGGTCGATCTATGCGGGTATCCGGTTGCCATAAAGAGTCTCCTTCTCAGATTCTTACTGGTTTAGTTGGTAATAGAGATGCTGACCGCCAGAGTGTTGCTGGTCGCAAAGTTGATGTAACTGGCTGTCACCACTCGGTTGAACATGACTCCAGACCCAGTGCTTGCCGAGTTGTAGATGGCAAACTCTCCAATCTGGGAGGAGCCGCTGAAAGTCTCGTTGGTGTTGAACGAAACTGCACCATAGAAGGTGCAGGCAGAGTTGGTAGCACTCGTCAGTCCAGTAGTGCCAAAGTTGCGGATAGTCATGTACCCGCCAAGGGCTGTCTGGTTGCTGCTGGGAGCTGTTGAGGAGATAGAACCAATGGCGATTGCACTCAACACCTGGGCATTGCTGGCTGGTGTGAGTTTTGCCATGGCCCAGCCACGTCCTCCAGCTGTGACTGTGTTATGCGTTTTCCCCCTCTTTACTACCTTCCCCGTTCGGGCATCCTTCAGTACAAACTCCAGATACCCCCGAAACTTGATGTGATCCGTCTTCTTCCTTGCCATTGATAACCTCCTTAAGGTCCAGCTTTATAGCGTCTCCAAAAATGACTTTATCCATTACCGTTTTACCTCTTTCCCGCCCCGCATCTGGGTGAGGCCTCTCTCAACACGCTGCTTCCTCATGCCTGTGCTGCGAAGCATCAGCTCCTTGTCAGACATTGCCTTGGCTTGCATGCGATGCTGAGGAGAGGTGCGAGATTTTACTGGTCCAATGCCAAGCCAGCGGGCACTGTGGAACTTCCTGATCTTGTCAAGTTGGTCGTCTGCCGCCTTTAGCCAGTCAGCAGAGCCTCCTTTTGGTAGATTCGATTCAGCCATACGTCACTCCTTTTTGATGTAGTTTACCCTGATTCACTTATAGCTCCACTACTTTTTTCTTGTGGAGGCTCCTGACCGGAGGCTTTACGACCAGCCGCAGAAACCTGCATCCCCAGACCAAGCTGTTGTTCCGCAAGGAGGCGTTCCGTGATGGTGTTGGCTCCCTCTGGAGGATTGCCGACGTTGGGGACGTTCAGGACATCAAGGAGGGTCCAGTGGTCTATGAGACCTGCTCTTGATAGCTGCAGGTATTTCAGCTGGGTCTCGATTTCGGAGGCATTCAACAAGGAGGATGGAGCAATATGGTACGAAACCTGGTTGAAGAACTGTTTTGCTCTGTCACAGCGTGGAAGAGGTCCTCTTGCCAATGCTTCAGTTTTGATAATACCCTCTGAGGAGTAATCGTCTCCCATCCAGGCAGGGATGAACGATCCTGGGTCCGTATCAAAATCATCCTCAGTGGCTCCATTGTCTCCAAGGATGGCAAGACGCAGACTTAATGGGTAAAACTGTGCGAAGTTCGAAGCGACCATGAATGCGAACTCCCGCATGAATACCTCAATTATTCTGGACCTTAACCTTACAGAAGGAGTCATCGCTTCCTGAATGCGCTCGATGGTTTCAGGAGCTGGCATCTGGTTGAGCTTCATCATGCTGCTCAAGTCACGAACGCCTGGGATCTGGTAGAGTTTTTCCTCGTAATAGTTGAGGATGTTCATGACATCAGTTGGGAGTTGTGGAGGTGGAGCTATCTGAATACCCTTGCCTGTAAGCATGTTCTGGCGGATTTTCAGGCCAGCTTTGCGTGTGTCGATCTTATTGAGGGTGCTTTGAGCAACGGTGTGTTTGTCAGCGATGACCGCTGGACGGGCTACCTGTTCAAGGTGGTCATCCAGCACCCTCATGATGCCGTCAATGGACTTTTGAAGAGGTATGATGTCCCACACAATTCCCTTGCCAAGCCATGACCAAGGCCATGGGTCTAAGGTGAGTTTTGTGAACGGAAACAGTCCATGCCAGTAGATTGATGGGCCATCATATAGGATTGTGGTGCTTGTGAAAACAATGCACCTTTTTCGAGGGTAGAGGAGGTCTCCTGGCTCTACCTTGTAGGACCAGTTGTTTAAGGGTTTGCCGTTTGCCCAGTCGCCCATAAAACGGGGTTGAGACGACTCGTTGCGGGAATCGTCTGTGATGTATGCAGTGTAGAGGTCTACAGATGGGATGCGAGGCAATTCTTTGGCTGGTTTTTCGTTGAACAGACGTTCCCTGAACGGAGACCCATAAGTGTCGAAGAGGTTTGCTATGCGGGAGTTTTGGATGGATTGTGCAACCACAGACCCATCACGGTCTGGTACGATCAGGTGGGCTTTGTGTGGGTACCTTGCTCTTACATAGTTGACGGTACGTTGAACCCTTTGTATAACCCCCGTGCATTCCTGGAGACTGAAACTCGTAGAGGGAGGCCTGATGGGGATGATGTCTCTTGGGTCTTCTGCAGAGATGTCTATATCCTGGGTGTTTGTGTTGAAGTACTGATGAGCATAACCAGAGCCTGCAATGAGGGAGTAGCGTACAACGTCCGCGAATTTGAGGTCTATCAGACGGTTGAGCCACCAATGTTCAGACAGGTTACCGAGAATTTCACAGTGCTTCTTGAAGCGGTTGTTGCGAGTACGGTATTCCCAGAATGGTTTTACGTCAGTACACATTGCAGTGAGGTCTGTTGCGACTTTTGCAATGTGATTTACGCTTGTCTGAGATAAAACTGAGGACTGGAGGGTTTTTATGTCTCCAAAAATGGCTTTGATGGTGTCTGCAATGAGGGTGTAGCCCTTTTGGGCACGAAGGAATGCTTCACCCTCCTCAATGGCTTCTTTCATGTAGCCGAGGACTTGTACTTCGTAGTCTGATGCTGGGAGGGTTGTCATAACTAGTCAGCTCCATTTCCAGAGTTATACCATAAACCCTCGTTTATGACATTATGCAGCTTCTCGAACTTTTCAAGGTCTCTTGCGTGCTCAAACTCCACCCGTTCCCATCCACGACGGGCATACTTGTTGTCTGGCTGGTCGTTGCGGCCAGGGTATGCAATCTGTCCCGTGATTGGGTCTTTGTACACCACAGTGCGGTCATGTGGGTGTACTGCAGCATCATGGGGGCGAGGTGCGGTGGGAGAAGGTGACAAAGACCACCACACTATTTCGTACTCGCCCCCATCCTCATCGTGGCGTATGGAGGATGGCCACGGTGAAGCCCAATAACCAAGAATTGTATGTCCACATTTGTTGCACTGGATGTCATGCTGTGGCATGTTTGGCCTCCATTTGACGCTTGATTTTGGCAATTCGTCGTTCTTCGTCTCTAGCACGGATGCGTTCTGAGGCAGCGTGGTCTATGCGTTTCCAATGGTCCTTTAGAATTCTGCGCCTCTCAGGTCTGGGAAGCTTGGAGAGGTATTGTTCGTATGCGAGTTGGTCTGGGGTTCTAGTGTCCATACTATTTGCCCCTCCGCAATGATTTTGCCTTCTCTGATGGAAGGTCCTTTATCATCCTGTCCAGCTCTACTTTACGCATGGCCCTACCCCAACTTGCTGGGCTTCCTTCCTTTGGCTTCATTGCGTCAGCAGCTTTTATGGCACTCTTCAATCTCCCACGCTCACGATCCTTCTTTGCATCACTCATATACTCAGCTTTACCAAGATCTGAGCCAAGTGGAGGTAATTTTTTCTTAGCCATAGTGTCTACCTCATCCCTGCATACAGTTCCAAGCCCTCAATGACACGTTCGACCAGGAACTGTTCAAATGGTTTGCCAAAACACCTTGTTTTCAAGCGAGTTAGGAGTTGCGGGGGCAGCTGCACATCCACATCTCCAATTCTGGCTGTCACGTAACGTTCCATCATGTGAATCAGCTCATCAGCGTCCTTGAAGTTCTTGCCAAACAGCCTTTCCAGGCGTTTGCGTTGGGTGTCTGTGATGTATATTGGTTTGGTAGACGTGAAATTAACGCAATCTGTCAATGTCTCTGATAAAACTTTGTCTATGGGTCCTCTCAGTTCGTACTTCTTTAGAACATTGTCTGGAAGGTCCAGTTTTACCGATAAAATAGCCACGGCTGCCTCCTATAGTGTGGTACGTTAAGTGTAAGGGGTTGTCAAGTGATTTCAGCCCCCTAACTGTCGGTACTGTTAAGGTTACTCCTCCTCGTCCTGCAAATCCGCAAACTTGTCCGCCCAAGCGTCCATCATCCTTTCGTATGAGATATCAGAGCGTTGCCAATCGGGTTCTTTGACAGTTGAAACCTCCGTTTTGATCTCATCCACCTGGAAGCTCCAGTCATGGGCTGCCCAGATTGCCATTAGAATCGCCCTAACTCTATCGTCATGCTTACCTGAGGAGGCCTTGGCGGTCATTTTCAGCTCATCTGCTTCACAGTGCGCCAGTTCCTCCGCAAGGTATGGTGAAAGGATGTGAATCTGTTTTTTGGTGATATGTCGGGTGCCCCTGATCCATAAGTCGCGGACGCTTTTTGGTGATGCCTGCCACCCTAAACTGGTAGTCAGTTTCACACTCATGGAGTCCAGGTATTTCCAGATGAACATGTTGTGGTAACCAAGAGAGTTCAGCATTTTACGTTGAGTGAGAAGTCCTGGTCCTGGATACACTTCTATAATACAGAGGCATTGTCCATTGTCGTCATTGCCACCGTACAACCTTCCAAGGATGTTGGCAACGTCTGCCAAATCTTCGGGGTCAATCGGAGCCGCATACTCACACACCTGCACGTCTGGTTTACCATTGCGCCCAACCCTAATGATCTCAATAGCTCCGTTGTCTGTGCGAAGATCATCTCTTGTTCTCAGTTGTCTGTTCCAACCAACAATGCCGACAGTTGGGTCAACTCCCATTACGTAGGTTTCTCTGTTGGATGGGGGTTCCATGCACAGTACAAGTCCTCTTGGGTCCATGTCGTGGGGGTCGTCAATGGCTGAGAGTTGACCATTGTTGTTGATTCGGTAGATTTCCGAGAATGATGGGGTAATCATTGATTTATTGTTACCTCATAGTAATGAGGTTTTATGGTGTTGTTGCGGATGTACTCAAGAGTTTCCACGGAGAATTGGGAGTTGCCTGTGTGCTGAAAACTCTCCTCTGGGGTTGCACAGTAATTGGTTAGGAAGAGGTTGAGTTTACCCCTGCGGAGAGCAGCCGCTCTTTCTGTTTCGTACCAATAAAGTTGATCCTTTTCCAGCAACACATCCCTACCTACAAACTGCCTGCTTGTTTCGTAAACCTTTCGTGCGTGCTGCATCGTAATGTCGGCTGGAGTCCAGTTTGCAGGGGGTGTGACCCTGTTTTTCTTAGGTTCGATGTACCACGGAGCAAATATATATCTCCATCTTCTCTGCAAACCCTTCCTAACATCTTCTGTGAAGTCGTACCACCATCCACCAAGCCCGTTTGCAGTGCTCTCAAGGATGCAGAGGGTGTTGATGCCAAGTGGCAGGGTCGGGAAGAAATCCAGCTCTATCATGTTAGGGTATGGCCAGAAGGCACACTCAGTAAGATGTGCCAAATCAAACTGCCGTCCTTGTCCAAGACCGCTTTGCTGACGTGATTGCTGGTACAGAATCCTTGAGTCCAGCTTGTCGAAGTAAAGGTGTTCTGCCTTAACGTCGTATCCGACAGAAGGCTTGAGGTAAAAGGGAAGGTTGTCAATACAAAGTTTATCTCTATCATAAAGCTCCATGATCTTATCGTCATCCACCGATGCCGCCATCCCACGCATGTGACGATAATTTGTCAAGCGATGACAAAGAAGAATTCTTGAGAGAGCAGTATTGTGGGAGACATATCCTTCTGCAATATATGTAGCTGTAGTAGTCTGGATATCATAAACACGCTGTACTATTGAAGGTTCTGATACAACAACCGTACCCCACGCCTCAGCAGTCGGAAGTTCCTTTCCTATGTACCAAGTACTATCCATAAACCTTTTTGGTCTAGTTAAGGCAAGGAGCCTAAATATGTCATTTATTCTGTTTATTACTAGTTTGTGAACAGGCTTATCCCCAAGCTTTGAACTGTCTACACTCTTTCTGTTATCTGTTTCTATTCTGAACTTAAACCCATTGTCACGCAGATACTTTTTGGCTGCCTCCAGAACATCTCCATCTACCTGGGATACACATATATCTGCTCCACCATTGAGTTTTGCCCTTAAAGAGCCTTCACCGTCCAACAAGCCACCAAACCACCCATCCTCAAATGTTAAATCTCTGTTACAAGGAACTGTCACACGTCTAATCTGCATCCCAGGTTTTATTGTTGAAGCTTCAGCCCAAACCAAGTTTGTGCCTCTTATGCACAAGAACTTATGGTGTGGTGTAGCTCTAAATATGGTGCCATCCTCTAACTCAATCTTGTGTGTAGGCACTACCATAGAGCATGTCCCAATTACAGCAGCTTTCCTTAATTTCTTACCAACTCCAGGACCAGAACTATTTTCATCTGTTGCTATGATAGTATCTCCAATAGTTACATTTGCAATTTCCTTCCAGGTGTAATCTGACATAAGTACTTTAGCGTCGCCAGTTAAACATGCACCCAATTGCCGTGCCTTGTGCATCACCACGCAAACTCCATCAACCGCTTCTCCTCTTAGGTTCGCGTCCCACTGCTCCTCTTCGATTTCTGCTATCTTTTTCAGAGCCAGCTCCTGGGAGGCCCAGAACTTTACTCTCCCTACTCCTCCTCCAACCGACCCGTCTTTTTGCATCGTCGCGTATCTGTCAGCCCAGTACCGAAAACTGCACTTTGACAACACTCGCTCATCCCTGATAAACCTTAGTTCCTCTTCATCGAGACCTCGCAGAGGCTGGCCGTTTTCGTCAAATATGGCTTTAAGTCTGGAAACAAACCCCTGCACCTTATCTGTGGGGGTTTCCTTGACTTTTATGTTGAGAGCCTTCTCTATGGCTTCAATGCGCCATTGCACTACTCTTTGGGAGTACATTACTGAATCCTCTTGGAACCTTTGTACATAATCCCCGTATGCTTATCCACTATCCAATCAACACCAGCCCTATGTTGCAGCAGCATCTCGTCCCAGTCTGCTGCAACATGGTACCACTTATTAAGAGGGTACCTACGTATCATCCAGTGAGGCAGGAACTGTACGAGTTCATCACATAATAGTTTCAGTTCTGTCAGGAGTTCTTTCATAGCGTCCACCAAACCAAGAGCAGCACTATCCCAATTCCTATGGCAATCCCGCCCACCAAACACAGTAATGGTGCCCAGATGTTCCGCATAGGTGCTCCTAGTCGTCATGCTCTGCTATTTCCTTGTCTGACATCATCCCAAGCCGCATCCGCATCTCGTCCACGAACTGTTTTGTCGGGTCCGTGTACTCCACAACAACTGTGTCGTCCTCTTTCTCAGGACGAGTAGTCGGTTGGGTCTGCGGGGGCATCGTCTCCTCCTTCTTCATCCGAGCCGGGGAGGTAAGTATGTGGTCGAATACTTGGCGCTCCAGGTTCGCTACTTGGAGCTGAAGCTGCCTTATTTCCTGCCTCATTTCTCCCAAAATCATTACCAACAGATTGTCGCTCATTTCCGTCCTCCTCCACCATTGTATAGTCTGCGTCAAACACTTTATCAAGGCTTGCTATCTGGTCTTCCATTGATGGAATCCCCTTGTTGACGTTCAAGACATTAACCTGCCCAACGCTTCCTTTTCTCAGGCCTACAGTCTCGAAGGTCAGCAGTCTAGCGTCCTTATCACCCTGCACCCGAATGACTCCATCGCCATGGCAGTCAGGACAAATGGGGTCTTCTACTCTGTTTATGGTCTGTCCATAGAGTTTTCCCTCACCCTGGCACTTATCGCACGTAACCATCCTGGATTTACTGTCAACAGCCACGTCTTCCATGATGTCTGGGAGGTGTCCCATCATTCGGACGATGCCTTTGGTTTTCAGGTGGTTTCTCCACAAATCCACCACGTCCTGAATCGACATTCGGCATTTTCTGCAAAGTTCCGCAAACGAACAGTTATTGAAGCGGGGATTGTTGATTGCAGCCAGCAGCATGTTGTATCGGGGGTCATTACTCACTTCAAGGGCCTGTTTCAGCTCAGGCATCTTCACTTCTTTGTAGAAGTTTTCCAATGCCTCCCTGGAAGCCTGCCTTGCTACCACAGCATTCTTGGAATAATGGCGTCCGTCGTACTTTTTTGCCTTAGAATGTGGGTGTTTTCGGCGTCTTCCGCGCTCTTCTGCGGCTGTAAGGGGGTTTACTTCGGTGTGTGAGGGATGATTTGGGCGTTTTCTAGAAGGTTTTGAGATTTCTGCCTCTAAAATTGCGAGTTCTTTGGAATTTTCGACGATTTCTGGTGTGGTTTTCTTCTTAGTCACTGTCTGAGCCTCCACTCTCTCCAATGTTTCACCAATTTGTCACCTTTCCACCCTGCAAGTCAAGTCAATTCTGTAATTTTCAGCAAAGTACCAGCATCTGGGCATAAAAAAGGCCCCACTTTCGTGGAGCCTTCCCTTACAACCATTGAACTTATGGTTATCTCCAGGTTTTACTACTCATGGTAGAACTTTTGTGGATGGTTTTATCTACATCGACTCTGGTTTTCATCCCCAATACATCCATGGTTTTGGTGTCATTGAACGAATTATCCGTCATAAGGCAGGACGATGCTGTTTGTGGAGAGGCAGCAAAATTCCTTACCGTGTTTGCCATGTAAGTGTAGGTACCTTTTATGTTCTGTGGATTGTAAGTCACTGTAGATCCAACCCCCACACCAATGCTGGTAGCGTCATCCCAGGTTTCTGGTTGGGTGCCAAGGTAGGTAAAGGTCCAGTTCCCCATCTTGATCTTGTCATCAATGGCAGTATGGAGAGCATCCTTGGACCATTCCCTGCTGGAGTTCTCCTGCCCATCTGTAACTATCACACAGATGTACTTATCTGCCTGAAATTTGGTCTCATTCAGAGTTCTGCCAACCGCATCGTACAACGCAGTGCTGCCTCTTGGTGGGAACTTATCAAGCTCCTCACCAGTAACCTCCCCAATTGGCTTCTCCTTTATGGGGGTATCTATCACAGTGTCAAAGCACGTCAAGGTAAACAGGTAGTCAACCCCGTCATCCTTGCCTTCCTTCAACCCTTTCACAAATTGCCTGTACCCATTCAGGGTCTCACTCCACACAGTACTCATGGACCCAGACCGATCCTGGATAAACTGCACCAACACTTTCACCTTCTTTTCACCATTATTGCTCATCTTCTTTTCTCCATTTCTTTTTGTAAACTACCTGTTTCTCCAACCCCAGATAGTTGAGTATTTTAGGCCCTGGAGTCCTATTGCCAGCATAGAAGTCGCTAACATAAGCAGTAGAACAGTTTATGTCCCTGCTCAACTCCGCGATACTTCTACTCCCTTGCGCCTTCCGCAGCAACTCCTTCACATCCTTAGTGTCAACGAATTCATCCTTAGACATGGCAGGCTCCTTTCACGAATCAATCCCTTCAACCCACCAATCATGCCCACAGACGGTACACCTATACTGCACATCTTCATGCGCCCCATCTGAAGACTCCCACACTCTCCACTCACAGCCCTGCTTCCCACACTTCCTGCAAGGCTCATCACATTTGTACCAAGGGCCTAGCACCATCAGCCTCCTTTCATACATAAGCTTACCAGCTCTTCAGCTACTTGTCAATCCCCCCTTCCTACATTTACCACGATATTTTCGTTGCTAACTCAACGAAAAGGCCAGAATTCACCGTTTTCTCCACCTTTAAGGGGCCATTTTAGAGGGGTAAACGACATTCACCTTTTCTTCACCTACCTATAATAGTTGCTCCTTTTTTTTATTTTTTTTTGAGCTGCGTGGGGTCAAGCGCCCACCGCAGAGCCACCTCCCCCCTCCCCCAGGAAAATTGAAATGGAATTTCCTTATCCATCGCGGGCGGAAATGGAAAACCACTTTCAACAAAGCTGTAAGCTGTTTGTTGCCAACAGTTAGAGCCGTTTACAAAATGCCTTACAGTTTAGGTGAAAATAAGGTGAAACAAATGGAAATTGCAATTCAATATCGTGCTAATCGGCTGCAAACATTGGGTTTAGGTTTTTGGTCAGGTGATTGCATCATAAAAGGCAGCTGCAAATTGTTGTTTGAGTAGTAGGGGAAACCTTTTGGAGGATAAGAGCATGGCAAGAAAACAGATTGAGATTGATGAGAGTTTGGTAAAGGCAATCGGCATTATCGTGGATCAGTTACCACGGAACGTGAATAAGGCGACGAATGTACCTTACAAGGGAGTCCTGGCTCAGGAAGTTGCCACTACGTTCTATGCCTTGTTGTTGAAACGTAAGCATGAATTGGCAAATGAGAGGAATGACAAGTGCAAATTTGATCGGCCTTGCAATTCATGTAGACGGTGCGTACTGGCTGCCCACTCAGCTGAAGCTGAGAAGCGCGGGTTGGTGATCCGCGTTCCGCGAGGGAAGGATAAGACTGTCAATGGCAAAATAACCCGTGTAACATGGGTGACTTACTATCGTCCTGGTGAGATAACGCTTGGCCAGGACGTTTCGGCATTGGCTGATAAGGTTTTGGCGATGCTGTAAAGCATTGATATTGTTGAGGTTACGAGAGGGGCTGTAGGCCATGTGCCTATGGCCCCTTTTTTTGTGTCCGTAACTCTTGGGAATGCAGGGGTTGCAAGGGCAGGTGTAAGTATGGTGTAAGTAGTGTTGGACCGTGATGTTGAACCATAACAATGAACCATTTATGAGAGGAGTTAGGTATGGCTGCGAAACGAAGTGTGAGTATAAGTTTGGACCCATATTTGGGCAAAGCGTTAGTTGCAATTGTTGAGAAGCTGCCCCGCAAGGTGAACACAAACGCCAATCCGCCCGTGGAGTTGACCGGGGTTCTGAGACAGGCCGTAGAAAGTGTGTTTTATGACATCATGCTAAAGAGGGAGCATCCTCTGGCGCTCAATGACAACGCTGAGTGTACCGATTCGGAACCTTGCAATGAGTGCAGGAAGGATGTGTTTCGGTGCCATGCGCAGGCTGCTGTTATTGCGAAGCACATTGAGGTTGTGTCCAGGGGTAAGTACGAAGTGTTCCTGATGCCGGGTGAGGATGGACAGAAGTACCATGCCAAGAACCGGGAGCTGGCGGAACAGATTTATAACAGTCTCACTGTGTAGGCTGTGTGCTGCAAAACATGGTGCCAAATAACCAACCATGCCACCATGTCGTGTGAAGCCCTCTTATCCATGCCGTCAGGAGTTAATGGTGTGGGTAAGGGGGATTTTTTTTGTGTACTCAACTATAAGAAAGTGAGGTGTATAAGTGCCAAGACTTCATACTAAACGTGGCATTGGGTGGGGCACTGGAACCGTGAAGTCCAGTGAAGGCAATGTGAGTTACTTTGTGCCCGCAAGAGTAAAAAGGAGTGAGAAATGGCGGAAAGCAAGGAATGCACGGAAGCGTTTGAACCAAACCCAGACTTAAAGAACATCCAAGACGCATTTGATATCCTAGAGCAGGCGTTTGAAGAAGTTGCTCATAACCTTAAGAGTGGTGATGAGCTTACTGCTCTGCGGATCATAGCAGATGCAGAGTGCTATGTGTTGGAGGGAAGAAATGGTTAGATCCAGAAACCATTACATTACTGTGTATTTGTCTATTACGGGATGGACAGCAGTAATGAGAGCCGAGTATGAAGATGAGCCTGGAATGTGGATGGAAGATAATGTGCAGACTGGCATTGGGAAGTATGGAACTAAAGAGGAGGCGTTGTTGAAAGAGGCTATACCATGGGCAGTGTATGAAGAGGAATGCCCATATATGAATGCAGAGGGCAAGCTGGTTACTAAAAGCATGTCAGAATATGGAAAGGAGTTGAAAGGTTATGCAACTAAGTAGCAAGAACCTCGCAGAACTGATTGCACTGAGATTGAAGGTGAGTGAGGGAAAGAAGGCTGAGAAGAAGGTGAAGAAGGGAGGGAAGAAGTGACTCTAGAAGAAGCAATTAAACAAATGAGGTTGTTTGATGATGGCGGTGATAAGTGGGCTGTGACAATACTGGATAACACCACAAGGGGAGTGTCGATAATTAACTGTATGGCAATAACTTCTACAGAGGAGCTGGAACAAAAGGAGGTGCTGTTTTGCACAGGCAACTGTACCAAGCACTAATGGAGAAGATTTTAGCAAGTGACTTGGAAGTAGAGGTAGTGCTGAGTGTGTTGAGTATGATTATGCAGGAGTTGGGAGATGCCAATGCTACAAAAGTTGCAGATGCTAAGGTTAAGGGTGTGTTGGGGATTGTGAAATGAGTGACCCTAAGAGGCTAGATGAGGCAGAAACTAGCATACTAAAGTTGTTGTACAACGCAGAATACGAGCTGATGAGTGCTTCATCATCATTGTGCATGGAGCCTGAGCCTATAAAGCATGATGAAGATAGAACGTTTCTGGCTGATACAGATAAGTGGGCACAGCATAGTAGAGAGCACATTGTTGCTGCTCATAGATTTTTGGCAAAGGCTAGAGTGATAGCTGAGAAGATGAGATGGACACTAATGGATATGAGATTGAATCTGTTGCATGGTGAACAGGACGACATCATATGAAATGTACCAACAAGTATGAGGCTTTAGTACCAGAAGCACTTGGACTTGTGGATGAAGTAAGGGCGTGGTTTGCTGAGTTTGTGGGGCGTAACAATGGGATGGAAATAAGGGAGTTGGAGTATCTGGCGATGAATGCTATAAGTGGTGTAGCTGCAGAGTTGGTGTTGTTGAAGGCATTGAAGAAGAAGAGAAGAAGCAGGCTGAGAAGTAACGGCAAGCAGTGATTCTGGATCATGCTCTCCAACACATTGATAGCTAGGGTGTAGTTGGAGAGGATGACCTTGGATCATTTAATGGTTCAAGAGAAAGGAGATTTGTGGAAGAGCAGTTTCCTATTGGGAGTTTGAATGTTGATGGAGTCCAAGGGTGGTTGATGATATGGTTGTCAGAAACATACTTGACGGATTTTCATAGGTTAGGTGTTTGTAGCGCTCGTGTAACAATTCAGATGCCTGCTGTAGTGTCAGGGATTGCGTTCCCTTGCGCTGAGAAGGCACAAGTGGAGGAGTACCTACAAACCAGGGGACTTACGATGCACCCATACTGTTGGGCAACCGATATGCCTGACACGTACCTGGTGGAGTTTGTTGGACGGGAGTTTGTATCAAGAGAGTCTCAGGTTCAGGTTGCTGCTCCTACAGTTACAGCGACTGAATCAGTAAAAGAGGCTGAAAAGGCGGAGGTGAAGAGGTATGGGGTACGGCTTGAGGCTGGCCCAGAGATCCTTGAAGAGAAGGAGTTTGTTGATGAGGTAGTGAAGTGTTTGTTGCACTGGGCAAACACTTTGAAGCGCCACATAAGCATTATCAGTCTGCATGGAAACTACGACGATGGGATGCTAAATCCTGTGGTTAGGGATTGTATTAGGATCGTGGTGTGGCCTAAGCCTTTTAATTCCACAGGTACACCCGGTAGTTACGTTGCGTCGTATGGGAAGGTTTTTGGATATTCACTGTTAAGCGATGGGCAGTCAGATGGGATTGAGGCAGAAGAGATGCTGAAGAATGGGATGTTTGGAGAGCCGATGTTTGATGAAGATGGAGTGCTGGCTGCTACCGTGAGGAGGAATGTCATATACATTCCGTACGATCTGTTTCATGCGGACTGGAATACGGTTAATATTCTTAACCGTATTCTTAAAGAGTATGAATACAGGTTTAGGCCCACAGAGGATGCTGTAGATGGGAAGGAGTTAGCAAAGGATCATATGAAAGTGGCGGTACAGAAGTCTCTGAATAACACGTACAGGCGTATTCGATCCTGTTTGGCTGGCGATATAGATAATGAGAAGTACAATATCGCTAGGAAGAATGAGGAGATCAGGGCCGCTACGGCCAAACTGTGTCGTGCCATTATGATGTTTGAGGAGATAAACAGTCTTATTAGTCATCCTAAGGATGTATCTTGGATGGCCGAGAAAATACTTGAAATTCCTAAGGTAGTGAATGTGAGAGAGGCTGAGAACAACAAGGGTATCGTTGTTGAGACAGATCTCATAAACTTCACCTATCAAGGTAGGGAGTATCTTGGTCACTGGTACCAGATAACTCTGAATCCAATAGATGGTAAAGTCTCTATATCAGTGCTTGACGACATTCCTTTGGTGGATGGTAGTTTTATTCATCCACACATAAACAGAGAAGGGACTCCATGTTTTGGCAATATTGGCGAAGGGGTTTACAAGTTGCTGGCAGAACTGGAGTATCCCACCGTCATTGGAATGATAGTGGACTTCCTTACTCTCACTAATGAAGGTGACTGGTATGCGAGTCCCAAGAGGTTCCTCTTGGCAGACTCTCCTGAGGCTGCCGTTTATGTAAAGAGCTGGAGAGAAAAAACGAAGAGTAGGATTGCAGGTACTCCAGATTATTCCAACTTCATTTTCGACGCCAGCGACAAGAGGATAGTGTCCAAGCGTCGATATGCGGAGGAAGAGGAGGATGACCGTTCGTGGACGTGTCCAAACTGTGGAGAGAGATATGAAGAATACCATTTTCGTTGCAGTGAATGTGACTGCTGCGAGAGTTGTTGTCCTGGATGTGTCCCAGACACAGAAGAGGAGGAAGAGTAATGGGACCGAGTGTTTACATTACTCCTGAAGCTAAGTTGAAGTTGGATGCTTACATTCACGCAGTGACCACCGAAATAAGCGGTATCGGCAAGGCAGTAGTGAGGAATGGAAGCATCCACATAGATGATGTGTATCTGCTGAAACAGGAGAGTGCTGGGAGTGAGACTGAGTTGGATCAGCAGGACATAGCAGAGTTTATGATGGAGCTGATGCAGAAGGGAGAAGATGTTGGAGCATTGAAAGTGTGGTGGCATTCCCATGCTGGAATGAGCTGTTTTTGGAGTGCTACTGACAAAGACACTGCCGCTCAGTTTGGGAATGGATGGATGGTAAGTGTAGTAGGGAACTTGAAAGGAGAGTATAAGTGCAGGATTGATATTTATGATCCTGTGTATGTGGCGATTGAGGATGTGGCGTTTGCAATAGCCCTTCCTGCTATGACTGAGGAATTAAGGAGGGCAATAGAGGAAGAGGTCAAAGAGAAGGTGAAGCAGAAGACACACTTCTATGGAGGCTACACCGGGAATGGAGTGCAGCAGGGTATCTCTGGGTTCATTCCTGGTGGTAATGTTGTGAGGAATGAGAACGTAGCTTACCCTGGTTGGCGTAGGAATGCCAATGGGGTATGGGAGAAGTATGATGTGGAAGATAATAGGAGAGATATCATGGATATAACAGATGAGGAGATTGAGCAGTACAGGATGTGGGGTGGGGGATGGTGATAGATTTTTGGAGACAGCAAGGAATTGTAACTCCTGATGTGTTGCCGCCTGTTACTGTGATTGGGGCAGGCGGCATTGGGTCGTTTACTATTTTGGCGCTTGCAAAAATGGGGTGCTCCACCATAACGGCAATAGACGACGACAAGGTGGAGCCTCATAATCTCCCAAATCAGCTGTATGGAGAGCCTCATCTTGGGAGTCACAAGGTGGATGCTGCAGCTGCTATTTGTAAGCAGCTTGCAGGAGTGGAGGTTGTTCCCGTAAGAAGCAGGTTTGAGAAAATGGAAGGTGGAGGAGTCGTGGTGAGCGGGGTTGATTCAATGGAGGCGAGAAAGGACATATGGAGCAAGATAAAGCTCAATGTTCAGGTTCCGCTGTACATTGAAGCAAGGATGGGAGCAGAGGTTAGCAGGATCTATAGTGTGAAGCCTCATGATCCTGATGATATTAGGTATTATGAAGGGATGCTGTATGATGACAAGGATGCTGTTGAAGCTCCTTGTACAGAGAGGGCTATTATTTACAATGGGTTCTCCATTGGGGCACTCATTGCAAACAATGTGAAGAAGTTTGCAAAGCAGGAAATAGTGCCCATTGAGGTTATATTCGACCTCAAGACACTAACCTTCATGGTAAGCTGGAGGTAGATATGGCTGCTAGCATTAGGGCTTGCTCCTGTGCTCACAAGTATCAGGACGAGAAGTATGGGAAGTCTATGAAGGTTCACAATAAGGGTGTGTCGAAGACTCCAGGAAGTGATGTTTGGGTGTGTTCTGTGTGTGGGTTGAAGAAGAGTAGTGGGAAAGAGAAGTAGCTGAAATGTTTATGGCATCATCCACTAGCCAGGGTAGCCCCTGGATTATTATCATTATCAGTTAGCTAACAACATTCAATACCCTTCCATGGAAGGGAGAAAGTGACGAACAAAATGAAGACTGTTAAGGTTGCGAAACTCGGAAGTGCCGTGGTTGAACTGCTTCTGGAGGACAATGCAACTTTGGAGGAGGCCATTGCCGCTGCAGGCATCAGCAAGGATGGTTGCGATGTGCGGATCAATGGACGGAATTCCTGTGGTACTCTGAATGACAGGGACATGATTACTCTGGTTCCTGCGTTCAAGGGTGGTGCTGAGATCATGGTGAAGGTGGCGAAGCTTGGGGGAGTGGTCAAAGAGGTCATGTTGACGGAGGGTTCCAGCGTGGAGGCTGCTCTGACAGCTGCTGGTATTGATAGGACTGGCTGTGACTTGAGGGTCAATGGAAGGTCGGAGTATGGAAGTTTGAGGAATGGTGACATGATTACTCTGGTGCCTGCATTCAAAGGTGGGTGCTAGACTGTAGGTAGTAGGTAGTATTGAGTAGTGGCAATGGGCCTCATTCTCTGCGATAAGTAGAGAGTGGGGCCTTTTTTTTTGTGTGGAGGCTTTGCAATGAGACGTAAGTACAACAGGTTTCTGGCCTGGGTTGGAGATTGGGTAGATTTGGCAGAGGCGATAATTAGAATCGTAACGTTCACTTATGTGTCTCCAGCATGGAGTTTTAGGTGGACTGTGTTTGTCATAAGGAGGTCAATAAAGGCTTCAATGGGGCCGCGATCTTCCGACTGCGGAAACATACGTAGAGGGAGTGATGGGGAGGGGTATAAGATGGTTGTAGCGTCGGAAATTAGGGTACCTAAACATAAAGAGAAGGAGAAAAAGTAATGGAAGCAGAACAATCAGCAACTGCAGCTACAAAGGCTGTGGATATCATGGATAAGGTGGCCACTGATTTACTGGGCTATCTGAAGGATGCGGTGGAGTTTGGCAAAGGGCAGGCACCTGAAGTAGTGGAGCAGTTTATTAAGAGGGAGATTTGGGAATGGGGGATGTGGGGAGTTGTGTGGGTGTTGGTGTTGTTGCTTGGTTTGAGGATGAGGAGTTGGGCAACAAAGTATTTGAAAGAAGGTGATGATGATGAGCCTGTGGTGTTTGCCATGATTTTTGGATGGGCTGCCATACTGTGTGGCATAGGAGGAACTATAAAGAGTGTTACAAGTATGGTTTCCTCCTGGATAGCTCCAAAGGTATTGGTACTTGAGAAGCTGGGAGAGTTGCTTAAATGAAAATGACAGGTGCATTAAAGATACTGGAAGATCAGCAGAGAGTACTTGAGGCCAGGGTTACATACAGACAAAGTTGTGTCAAAAAGTCTGAGAGTACTTTGGCTGGTGACATTGTTCGCCTCACAGAATCTAAGGATGAGCTGGAGAGTATCAAGGCAGCTATTGAGAAGCTCAAACTGAAGTAGTCACAACGTAGAAAACCCTACCACTTTGTTACGTAGGGAGTGGCAGGGTTTTTCATTTTGTGATGTACTTATCAACTGTGTTAATGAAGGGAGGATAATTGGTACTTAGTAGTGGAGCGACAATACTTCTCAGGGACTATGATAAGAATATCATAGCCACTGTGGATGATAAGGATGAGATATACGTAGTCATGGACATCCTGATCTACAAGGACAAGTGGTTTCTGTTCACAGAAAGGAAGTCTCCGTCTGTGTATGTGTATGATGAGTCAGAGGTGTGCAAAGTGGCAGAAACTGACCTAGTGCCAGGAGCTGCAAGAAATGTATGAAAAAATACCTCCAGTTATAATGGAGAGCCTGAAACGCTATAGGGATAACCATACTCCAGTAGGTGGGTTTTTGAGAGCTGTACTTGAGAATGATCTATTTGATGCTTGGGCCAGAGGGGATAGTAATTCAATAGCAGCCCTACAGGATATTACGAGCTTTGTGTATTGGGAATTGCCGTCAATTGCCTGGGGTTCAGCTGATGCGTACATGAAGTGGATTGATAACAAAGGCAGGGCTGCATGAGCGAATGGAATAGTAAAGAACCTCTTGTTTGGCGTGCAGCGGAATCGTTACTTATAGGAATACTTACAGTAATAGCACTCACTGTAGCGCTTGTAAGTGTCGCAATAGAAACAGTGAAAGGATGGATCAATGAGTGAAATACCGTTTGAAGAGTTCAAGGGTTTGGTAGCTCTTACTGGCGGAGTCGTAGAGGCAGCACTTGGCGTCAAAGCAGAGACTCGGGTGGAAATGTTGTGTGATTTATGTAAAGTAGTGTATGACACTACAAGAAAAAATCTGGCTAAGAGTGAAAGTGCTATAGTTGCAGCAACATCTTTGGTGCTTGCAGGCAAACTCCATAACACGTCACTAGAAACTCTTGATTATATAAGAGACGTAATAAGAGTATCAATGTATATGAGTTTGGGCATCAATATTGTTGCCAAGACGGTGATTCCTGATGTGGAAGTGATAAATAATCTTCATGGCAGCAAGTTGGCGGAGGAGCCGCTGTCAAAAGAGGAAGTGGAGAGACAACTTACGGAAGTATTTAAGAAGATTGTGAACTAATAACCAATCCTGGGCTGCTTTGCCATTGGTGAGGCAGCTCAGAATCCAAGACGAGATTTATATAAATCAAAGGAGGTTGAAAATGATCCAAACCGATCCTACCACCCTTGTTTGTAGGCACACCCCTGGGCCGTGGGAATGCAGGCCGCTGAACACCGGTTGTCATGCAGGGACCATCCCTGTCGTGACACCGGGTTACGGCAAAAACTTGGAAAGCGGGCAGCTTATTGCGTCCGTGTGTGGAAGAGCGGGCGTGCAAGAAGAGACTGCACGACTAATTGCTTGTGCTCCCGGTCTTTTAGATGTTGCCAAGAAAGCGATGCTGTTTATGGAGGACTGTTTCGAGGTCCAACCACCGGATGACCATGAAATCGAAATCTATAACGCTTTGCGTGGTGCCGTAGCCGGCGCGGGGGGATTCGCGCAAGAAACCCACTGGTGGCAAGGGCCGTGTATTTGCGATTGCTGCCAACACCGATGGCAAGGCGTCGTTGAAATCCATATATCGCGCATGTCGCCCGAATATGGCCTTGAATGCCCGAACTGCCATGAGATGAAGGGAGGTCCAGCATGAAAACCAACGAAACCCAACCAAAATGGGTCAAAGCGGATATTGACGGCAACGGTGAGCGGTGGTTGCTTTGTTTTGAGCGAGACGGTGAGCTTGTTTTTCCGTTAGATGAGTTTGAGGACGATTGTGAGAACTACACCAAAGAACTCAGTTATCCGGCATACGACCCTGAACAACTCATCGAAATAAAAGACAGGCAAATGGCTGCTTATAACCGATTGGTCTATCTCGCAACAGCTGTTTGCAAAACCGCAAGTGGAACATACAACGATAGGCGCAGCTCGGTAGACAGGAAAAAACTAAAAGAGCTGTCGGCCTTTTTATTTAACAGCCAAAAACCGTAAATTAATGTCAAAAACACTACCGGTGAGTGGTTATGATAAGGGTTGCACACGGGAAAGGAAGCACTAATATCATTATGCCAAAGGGTACTCCTAATGAGGATGTTGGCAGGCTTAAGGCAAAAATTGCCAAACTGAAACGAGAAAACAAGGAACTAGCAGAAGCGTACAAGAACAAGTTCAAGGCATACATAGAGTTAAGTAAGAAAACGGCTGCTCTGGAGAAGAAGCTGTATGGAAAAGGATAAGGCTGCTTACACCATAGACCAGCTGTACCACTTGAAAGAGATTTATAGGTGTCAGGGGGAGAACGTTTGTTGGCTGACAAAGGACTTGTTGGTGGCTATTAAGCCGATTGTGAAGGATGACGAAAGGTTAATGGAGAAGGTTAAGAAGGTGGAGGACGCAATACTACTATTTGAGGGATGAGAAATGACCGAATACCACAAAATAGAAACCCTCTATGAGAGGGATGACCAAACTCATAAGGTGAAGCCTGAATTGATCCTAAAGAATCCTGTGTATGGGACTATTAAGGAATGGGATTTCACAGAGAAGATTGATGGTACCAACATAAGGTGCATATGGGATGGGCAGAAGTTGGCGTTTGGTGGTAAGACGGACAGAGCACAAATACCTGGGGACCTTGTAAGCTACCTATATGATACAGTTTCTGCTGCTAAGCTGGCAGAGATGTTTCAGTGTCCAGTTGTCATCTATGGTGAGGGTTACGGAGCGGGGATTCAAAAAGGTGGAGATTACAGTCCTACCAAGAAGTTTATAGTGTTTGATGTGTTGGTAGATGGTAAGTACTGGCTGAACTGGGAGAACACCTGTGATGTAGCAGCTAAGTTAGGATTGGATGTTGTGCCATTTATTGGCAGGATGACCTTAGAAGAGGCTACGGATTTGGTAAGAAGAGGGTTCAGATCTGCCTTGAATGGTGGAAAAATGCAGGCTGAAGGGTTGGTAGGTAGGACGCTTATTCCTCTATTCACTTGTGATGGTAAACGTCTCATTGTGAAGCTGAAGACTAAAGATTTCTAGGAGTTAAGGGAGCATACTCAGCAATGGGTATGTTCCCTTTTTTTTGCAATTATGATCTTTTTTTTTGTAACCCTTTACGTTGGAATGGTTTACTCCTAAAAGGGACGAACCGTAAATTGTAAGGAACGAACCGTAAATTCACCAAATTTGGAGGCAAAATGGGAATGAGCAAGAAAGACTTCATTAGGTTTGCTGATTGCATCAGGGAGCACAACAAGACTGGTAATCCTTTTACCTTTGGGCAGTTAAGTTGTTTGGCAGATTTCTGTAAGCAGTCAAACTTCAGGTTTAACAGGGAGAGGTGGTTTAATTACATCGAAGGAAAATGCGGGCCGAATGGAGGGAAGGTTAAATGATTCCAAATAATGATTATATTTATGGTTTAGATAAGTATATGGGTGAAAAAGGGTTGTGCCCTGTGTGTGTGGGGAGCAGGTGAGCATAATTGGAGTAACCAATGATGGGAGGCGGATGTGGTGGCTGCGTTGGAGAAGTTCAAACTATATGAAAGTAAAGGAGATAACCAAAAGTGAACACTTACAAGGGAACTGTGGAAATAGATGACGGCAATAGAGTTAAGTTCCCAATTGAGGTGTCTGCATCCTCATGGCATGTGGCAGCACAAAGAGCAGCAAGGCTTGGGTTGAGGATGTATCGCAAGAACCGCAAAGGAAGGAAGCTGTTGATTACTGGAGTTGAGGTTTACATAACCTGCATAAGAAGGGAAAACCCAAAAACACTTACGGGTTTTTTGGAAAAATAGGAATTTAGATATTGAAAAAAATCCAATTTTTTGGATGTCCAACCATTGCAACATTTAACGCGCACAGCGCACAAACACCTTGTGCGGGGTAGCTGTGAAGTTTTTATATAATGGGGGGTATATAACGTTGTGCGCGTGTGCGCCCCTTTGTTTTCAATAGTTTAGACCGCACATTTTTTGTGTGCGTGTGCGCCTTGGGGGAGGGGGGCGCACAGCGCACAAGCACTCCCTAGGAGGGTCTAACTTTTTTCACGAATTTGTCACCAGATTCTGCCGCTAAATTAACTTCGACTAGGCTCTTTGCGATGAGGCGATTGATGATATTTCTGCCGTTGTTTAGTTCGATTCCAAGCTCTTTACAGACCTTTCTGTTGACTTCTGCATAGGGTTCAGGGGTTTGGGGTACGAGCTTTATGTATTGGGCTTCACGTTCACTAAGGGTGAGATATTTGGGTTCTGTGCCGTCGATGGTGCTGGCTAAGGCAACCGAGTCCTCTACCTCTGCAAAGTCTCCATAACGAAAATAGCGGGGACTTTCCAGCTTGGCTATATGTGACTCTAGGTACATGCGACAAAACCCGTCTGAGCAGCGCTCAAGCACCGCAGTGCCTATTGTAGAACCACGATAGGCCGTAGAACCCATGATGCGTTGGAATGGATCGTCGTAGGCTGTTTTGGCGTTTTGTTTTGGGGAGTGGAAGCTGGCAAGGACTGCGAAATTGTGGGTGTCTGCCCATTCTTTTATGTATGCCATCTCTAAACGGGCTTTGGCGTAGTCGTTTATGGAGGAACCAGAAGGATGGGGGCACATAAATACTTGGTATGTATCAAGAATTACGATGTCTGGTTGGAAGCCTTTGGATATAACTTGTTCTGTTATGTAGAGTAATGGGTTTGAATAAAAACGTGCTTTGTATGCCTTAGGGATGTCTGGTTGACAAAAGATGTGGAGGTTTTCTGGAAGAGATGTGATACTTAGGCTTAAGAGTTGTTCTGAGTTGAATTTCCAATCGCGTTCTGAGCAGATTAGAACCCTCCTTGGAGAGCTTACGCCTCCCAGGAGGTCCTCTGATCCTGTGGCTAATGGTAAGGCTACCTTTTTAAAGATGCAGCTTGTCTTGCCAGCATATGGAGCGCCAGCAATGATGGTTACCTGCTGGCGGTAGAGGAAGTCTCGCATAACCGCATCTAACCGCTCGAACTTTGTGTTGTAGTCTGGCATGAAGTGATCTCCTTAAGGTCAGGGACTGGAATGAGGGAGATGGCCCATCCCAGCCCTGCCTTTTTTGGTAAGTCTTCAGCTGGCCAAAGCTGAAGAAAAGGTGAAACTTAACGCACATGAAGTAAAATACTGACCTACCTTACGCCCAATATTCATGCGGTGTCAAGCATTATTGGGCCAAAAAATTTTCTTTTTTATTTTTGGATATCAAAAAATTTCAAAAAATCCATTGACAACATTTTTAAATGGTTTTATAGTGGGGTTCATGAAAACGCAACCCAAAAGAAAAAGGGGTCGGCCGCCAAAACGGACAGCGATGAAGAATGCTGTCTGTGTGAAGTTGCCGACCAAAACGTACCTTCAACTTAGGGGTATTGCGTCTTCCCAAAAGCTGCCGATTGCTACCATTATAAGGTTACGAATAATGGAGTGGTTGGAGGCGTCCCCCGTTTAGAATCAGGGAGTAGAAATTGTCCAGATACAATACTGTGGGCAAAAAGAGTTCTGTTGTTCTGGCATCACTTGGAACCAAAGGCAATATCACAGAAAACCTCCATGATATTTATGATGAAGTAGGTAAGCTGCTTGGGAAGGATGCTACAGCAGGAAGTTTGGCAAGACAGAGAACAGCCTTTGAGTTGCTGATGATGATAGATGAGATAAGAAAAAGATCTGTACATATGAGTGCGGATTGGTACTTAAGTGCCATGGACTATGTTCAACTTAAACTAAAGGAGCTACAAAATGGAATCTAATGAAATGAAGGTGACGGTTGGGAAGATGGAAGATGGCAGCTGGACGTTCCAAATGGAGGGGGATAATAAGGTGTTTGTTTACAATACTAAAAGGGCAGTACTGAACGCCATTGAGCGGGAAGTCAATGCCAAGTTCGGGATTGTGAAAGATGAGTAAGCAGCCTGCTAAGTTTGTTCAACTTATTATCAGCTTTGGACAGAGAATATTCAGATTAGGAGTATTATGACGACCCAGAGTGGTAGCAGAATCTGGAAGTTTTCCAGAAGTCACGATCAGGCATACATTGACTGCCCTTACTACTACTACATGCAGTACCAGTATGGTGGTAAGGGCCTTGTGCCTGTGAAGCTGGACATTGGGCAGAGTACTGGCACTTTGAGTCATGAGATACTGTCGGAAGTGTTGAAGTACGCCAAGGAACACAAGATCCCCCCTCCAGGAGGGTTTGTGGACGAGGTTTGTGCTAAGGCAGTTAAAAGTTACAGGGAGATGGTAGAGAGAAGAGGCCTAAGTGAAGTGTCTGGTACCCTTGAACTTGAGATCCAAAGGCAAAGCGCTCTTGCAGAGGGGTTGGCAAGAGTATGGACCCTTTACAGGTTACCTTACATTCTTGATGAATTTGAGATAGTGGCGTCTGAAGAGGAGCATGAAATAGAGTTTGGGCCAGGGCAGATTTTAATGTCCAGAATAGACGGAGTGTTGAGACGTAAAATGGATGGGGAGTTGTTTGCGGGGCCAGAGTTCAAGACAACTGGGTGGATCAATGATGATTACGTAGAGTCTTGGAGATACTCTGTACAGACCCTTTCGCATAGTTTGGATGTGGTGAAGAAGTACGGGCAGGAACCAGCTGGTGTGATGATGGAGTTTTTGTACAAGGGGTTTAGGAAGAAGGATAACGATGGGGTTTATGTTTATTACTCTCCGTTGGTTAGGGGTTACAGGATGAAGGGGGAGTTTGGGGATATGACGTATGGGTTTGACTCCTCGTTGGCCAGA